TTACACTTTGGTAATCTCCTCCACTACATATTGGTCTTTTACTTTCTTGCAAGTACATACGAAGAATTCCGGATGTTTCAGAGCTCCTTGTAAAGTATCAGGAAGAATCATTTCTTTAGTATGACGGTCCATTGCAACCGTTGCATACAGGATACCTTCGCTCTTGCATTTCTCTATTAATTCACTTTTTAGTTCTTCTACACTATATTCCATTTGTGTGATCCTTTGTCACTGCAAAGTTATGGAAAATATGTATATTTTATGCAATTATATTCCTGTAATAAATAAAAAATAGCTCCCTAGTTCGTCCGCCGACGAGGGAGCTATCAACACAAAAACTAAACTAGACACATTTTTGGAAATCTAGTTGTATATTCTGTATATCAATTATATAGTCCTGCTTTTTTTTATGATTCGACCATAATTCGACCATTTGCTGTTTTATGTACTATCAAGATTTCTATATTTCATATTTTATATTACTTTAAATGTTATATTTGCGCATTGTCAAACTAAAATAGTGCGTTTATGAAAATGTTTTTTAGAAGCATCCAAAAATGGATGAGAGAGCGTAAAGTTCGTAGAGAACTTAAAAAAGACCAAGATCTCAGGGAACGTTGTGTCGATTATGTTGTAAAAGGTTCTAAGCCTGCAAATGCTTACCTTGCTGATGCAATATATAGATACATTAAAGACGGTTCGATTAGTTAAACTTCTTTTGTAGGTAACAATATTGGAAGCGAGAATTTTATTTTGCTCACAATCTCGTTTTGTGCATTTTCATTAGAGGATGCTCCTACTCCTATTACGCTTGCAAATACACCAACTTTAGCATCACTTCCTTTGTTTTCAGATGTTGTGAGTGATAGATTAAATTCTATATTGGTAAGTACACATTCTTGCCTTCCAATATGTAATGTACCTTTGTTTATACCTCCAATGGAGACTATCGGGTTTACTATGAGGTTAAATTTTGATGTTCCTCCATTTAACTCTGTTACTGCATCTGCTATTTGAGTAACTGTATCTTTTATGAATTCTTTAAGTTCCATATAGATGTTTTATTTGTGAAATGGATCAATAATAGTTTCTTTATTATCAGATGCAATTTTATCTTTCTCTGCTATCTTTTTCAGGAGCCTGATAATTTCCTCTTGGTTAGATACCATTTTGTTAATCTTGTAATACCAGCAAAGTAGTTCTCTGCATACGATAAAGATTATAACGCAGATTAGTAATGCCATAAGTACTGACCCGAAACCATCGAATGATGAAGACGGTGCAGGAGCTTGTGCAAATAACACTATGGGTGTTAATGCAAATGAAACTAATGTGATTTTCTTCATTTTGTATTTATTTTATTTATTTCTTTTTCTTTTCCAGTGACCGTTTACATAGGTTCCATCCTTTTTTGTATATCCATTAACCCATTTATCCGGTCTATCAGTTTGGCTTGAATCAGACATTATGTTATAGTATAGTGCAATAAGAATCAAGCTTATAATAACTGTTGTTATTGGATAGTTAAACAGTACTATAAAGTAAGTGATTACAAATGCTATTTTGAGTACTATAGTATAATATGTCCTTTTCATGGCTTATCCTACATTTCGTTCATTCTTCAACATTGCCAGTTCACCCTTTAATTTTTGGTTTTCTTCCAAAAGACGTTGAGTAAGCATTGTCTTTTCATTAATCTCATCCTGCAAATTGGCTATGGTATATACAATACTTTTCAATTTGTCCATTCCTGGTTCTGTTTCTTCCCGTATAAACATATTTCCATTGTCTCTAAAAAGCCATTCGGTAGATACATTATTAAAAGATTTTGATATGTCGATATTTTTTGCGATGTAAACGCTTTATTATGTTTAAATTATAGTTCGATGAAATCGTTTTTGTCGTACAGTATGATATGTTTATCATCTACTCCTGCATATGACTGTTTTTTTTCTTCATCTCCTTTTAAATAAAACATAATCTGTCCTTTTAATAGAAATACGTCCTTAGCTTTTCTTATTTGTTCTACTGAGAGCTTTTTGGATGTCCTTATTCGGATACCATTAGTATATTTCTTTATTATCCAACATTCTACATCGTCAACTTTTCCAAGATAATTGTCCTTTTCTTTTTGAGGCGATGTTTTTATTATAGGTATATCTGTTAATTTGTTTTCTGAAGTTTTGATAGCCATGCCTCTAACTGTAATTGTAGGGACATATGCTTGAGATGTGGAGAAGCTTGCAAGTTCAGAAGAATATGACACTGTTAGATTGATAATTCCATTTGCATTTATTTTTTTTAGTTCTGTAACAAGTTTCTTTAATGCTGATTCAATATTGGGATCGATTCTTTTTTCAAATTCCCAGCCTCCTTTTTCAGTTACAATAATGCTTCCTACTGCTATATAATCAAAATTAACGGAATTAGATTCTGTCACATAGATGCCTTCTTTGGTAAGTAGTGAATAGTCTATAATCTTAATAAAAGATTGTGGCTTTGGGAGTGTATTACAAGATGTTACAATAACACTTAATAAAAGTATGTATAGTAGTTTGTTTTTCATCATTGTCTCTGTATGTTTTATCCTATATTTCTTTCATTCTTTAGCATAGCTAATTCACCTTTCAATTTCTGATTCTCTTCAGTGAATAGTTGAATTGTTTTCATTTGCTCATTTATAGTTCCCTGAAGGGTTGCTATTGTATCAACAAGGCGTTCCATGCGTTCAATATTTGGATCAGGTTTGATATCTGAAATCAGCATTGGACCTTTATTGCGGAGTAACCAATCTGCTGAAATATCCGTAAATGCGTTTAATGTGAGCCTAATTACTTTAGAGGAAGGTTCTGTGTTTTTTTGAAACATAGAACCAATCACCGATTGGGTTACCCCAATTTTAATGGCAAACTGCCTGTCTGACAGCTTATAATGAGAGATAATCTCTCTAATTTTTTCGTTTACGCTTGTTTCAGCCATATCTAAATTAATAGTTAATTAACGTAAATACGTTTATTTATTAAGTTTTGCGTTTTGCAATTAACGTAAATACGTTTATATTTGCATCATCAATCAATCAATACTCCAAAAGTATAAAAAATGATTGATAAAACAAATGTGAAACTAAATAAATGTGACAGACATGAAAAGATTTGATTTATCCGAAATAATGAGAAATGCCCATAGAACCTATAAGTATTCAGGCAGGAAGCAGGGGAAAACTTTTGGTGAGGTTCTGAAAGCTACCTGGAGACTTGCTAAACTCCAAGAAAATTTCTCACAGGAAGCCATGAAAGCAAGAACGGATAAATTCTTATCAGAAAGAAACGAGGTAATGAGTAAAGCGGCTAAAGCAACAAGACATGAGGGATACAATAACCTTAATATTCCTGCTTCCGCCTACTACAACCCAAATAGTACTCATTACGGTGCACATTATGTCGGAGATTAATCAAATTATACAACAATGGATAAAAGAACCGAACTAGAAATACAGCGAGACAAATACGAAGCTGTAATTGAAGAACGAGACGCGTTGATCAACTCTTTGAGAGGTGAAAATGAAAAACTCAAACGAGATTTAGAATCAGAACGTGGATTTTATAGAGAGAAAGTTTCCCAATGTGATGATTTGAAGAAATTTATTGAATCGCAAAGAAACTTAATGGATATAGTTTTGAAGAACAACCAAAGTATTCTCTAACCCTCACTAAAGTCAAACCAAACCGCCGGTTATCCGGTACCCAGTCCGGTCTTTGAGCCTGCCCTTGAAGGGAGACTGGGAACAACAGAGAAGAGTTCTTTGACATTGTGGAACATATATGGCTTACGTAGCAGGAATATGAAGCCCGTGAGGGTAGGTAGTTAGGCTGTAGTAAGACGGTGGTTTGGTACACCGGTGTAGAGCCGTGGTTAGCAATAAAAGCGAGGTTCAAAAATTACCCTGCAACCGAATAGCAGAGGATTTCGGTAAGTATATAGATAGAATTAAAATGAATAACTATAAAAAGTGATGTAGCCCAGTTGGTTAGAGCACATGTTTTTACATGAGGTCGGCGGTTCGAATCCGCCCATCACTTCAATGTTTAATTGACGTTACAACTGCGTGTGTATCTTATAAATTGCATAGGCTGTTAAACTAATAATAAAAAATAGAAATGAAATGTAAGAAATTGACTCACAAATTGCGAAGAATTTATTGCGTGGTACGGCTGGCGTTACGGTCATTTTGGAATTGTATAAGCTATAGAGGATATATTCTTCTACCCGTTTTTGAGCGTTGCGTATCATCACGTTGCTCATTGCTCGATTCTCGTATATGGTTATACACGAAAAAAGGATGGATAGTGCGTTTGAACATATTACCACCAATAGTAAAATTCGACTGCAAGCGTTGTTGGTTGAAAGATTGCTTAAAGAAACAAGTACAGCAAAAGTAGCGGATGCAACAGTCAACAGAGTGCTTTGGAGTCTGAAAGTCCATTCGATTTTTTTCTCTAAAGTTTCTTTGTAGTATGAAACTACTTTTTCTTCATTATTCATATTTTCTTGTTTTTTGATTTGACACTTCAAAAATAAGAAAATCCCCTGTCCCTTTTTTATTAGCGAATAATCTTGGGGCGGGGAAAACTATTAACTAATTAATAATCATATGATTCAAGTAACAATTAAAAACGATAGGAATGAGAATTTGGAAGATGCCACATTCTCATTGAGAGTAGAGAATATGCCGATAAAATCAGCTAAAATAGTAGCCGAGAAACTTCCTGTTATGATACAGAAAGCTTTTCGGGATTATGCAGATTGTAAAGTTGGATTTAATCGAGATAAAAAGAGAGATGATAAATAAATTTCTTCACTTAATCTTTGATTATACACCCCAAAGTTAAGTAAATCCTCCGAATAAAGCGTGATGCTGCCGATCGAATTGGTTCGGGGGAGCTTTTATTTTAAAATTAATCAGTATGGAAAAAGAAAAGAGTATCATGTGCATTCTCCGTGAAATGGAGATTGATGACAAAAAAGACTTTCCCATTTCTAAAAGGGCGTATCTTTTGAATCTGACATCTTACAGATTAAAAGAGAAGGAGCCTGATAAAAAATGGGGGATTAAGTCTGATAGGAACAGCGGTATTGTTACGGTCACACGAGTTGAGTAAGTAATTAAAGCTTATGGAAACTATTAGAGGTGAAATGGCTGAAATATTACTGGATAATATTCTTCGTGTGATGTCTACGGAGACATTCGGAAAAGATAAGTCTGCATATTATGTAGGTGGGGAAAAGAAATTGATGAATCTTATAGAAGCGGGTAAGATTGAAAGTGATAAGCCCACTAATGTCCAAAACGGCAAGTGGCATTGTAATGCTGCTCAAGTATTACTTCATTGCCGATGTGCGGGAAGGAAAGTTAAATCTAAAAAACGGAAGAAATGAAAAAGATTAAAGTGATACAGTATGCCATGATGTTCATTGCCTTATGGACAACACTGTATCTTGTAGATAGCATTGAAGTTAGCAAGAAAGAATTTATTGCTGCTTTTGTATTGGTGACTGTCGTATCAGTGAATTATATCTGTTTTCGATACTACGAAGATAGGAAACAAAATAAAGATAGCCTGTGAAGGTCTGCATTGCTTAATTTTAGTATTTGTCATGTTTATTTAGCCCGGTTCGCCGGGCATCTGCCGGGATAGCCCAGTTGGTTAGAGCGCATGTTTCTACATGAGGTCAGCGGTTCGAATCCGTTTCCCGGCTCAACTCAATCAGAGTTAAGTAACCCGTGAGGGGGAAAATTATGTTTGTATCAATAACAATTCAATCAATGTAGCCGGAAGCGTCTGGCTACGACCTGAAGGAATGGCGGAATTGGCAGACGCGCTACTCAACAATAGGGAGTGTCAGCCCTTAGATGTAGTGAGCATGACAACTCATCCCGGTTCGAGTCCGGGTTCCTTCACAGAGAATTTTTCTTTTTATGTTTAACCAATGTTGCCAGCGAAAAGGACGCTGTAGGGTTAAAGCCCCTGTTATTTGAGTTTTAATTGTTCTATACTATTCCGGTGTGCTTTGAACGGCTATCCGGAAGCAAGAAGCTCGTGAGAGTGCTATTTAATAGTTAATGTCGTGTTTTATTTTGTGTTTGTGTTCTAGGTGAATGGTTCGTGAGAATAGTTCACTTAAAACGGATGGCTGGTGTAATTGGCAGCATACGCAGGTATGCGTGATGTGGGTTCGAGCCCCACGCCATTCACATTTCTGATCCTATTAAATTATAGTAGTTCATGAGTTTTGTTTTGTGTTTGTGATTGGGGTGTATGGTCTGTGAAGATAGTGCACCTTTTTAATTAATCGGGCGGATATGTATATCGTTGGTTGAAACTGCGGTGAGGTGCACCAATATTCCGTGAGACCGGTTCGACTCCGGTTCCGTCCACTAGCATTTACATTATGTATAAATCAGGGAGCCGTACACCCTTCAAAGCGTAGCCGTTCCATAAGGTACATTGGATTATTCATTTTCTTATTTTTCTGCCTGTACAATATCGTACAGGCAGTTTTTACTACCTGAAAATGGCGTTAAAATGGCGAAGTTTCTGTTTGCATAACTTGTCATTTTACGATAACTTTACTGATGTAATAAACTAAAAGTCAAACCATTAAATTAGAATTATGACAGCGAGAAAAAACACTGTATCAACGGTTCAGAATGAAGAGAAGAAGAAAAACTCTATTAGACCGCTTCTAGCTTCTGAAATTGAATGTAGAGTTGGTACTATGAAACCGGACGGTTCGGGCTGCTCCTTGCTATTATACAAGGATGCTCGAGTAGACATGAGAATACTCGATGAAGTGTTCGGAGAAATGAACTGGAAACGGCACCATGATGTCGTTAATGGGAATCTATTCTGTACGTTGTCCATTTGGGATAATGAAAAGAAGGAATGGGTGAGTAAACAGGATGTTGGGACAGAATCCAGCACAGAAAAAGAGAAAGGGCAGGCTTCGGACGCCTTTAAACGTGCAGGATTTAACTGGGGAATTGGGCGTGAACTTTATACGGGTCCTTTCATTTGGGTTCCACTTGAGAAAAATGAAGTATATCAGAGCAAAACAGGTTCTCCTGCTCTATATACTAAATTCAGTGTGAAAGAGATTGGCTATAACGAGCAAAAGGAGATTATTCTACTTGTTATTGTGGACAATAAAAACCGTGTTCGTTTTGCTTATGGTAATACGAAGGAAAAAGTATATGATCCTAATGTTTCTGCTTCAAATGCTTCGGGCAAAGTATATACTGGTGTAGACCTGGATCGTGCAATTAAACAAATGACTGGTGTTAAAAGCCGCGAAGAGCTTGAAAGAGTTTGGGCTGAACATCCTGAACTTCACAATAATAAGGAGTTCAGAAACATAACTATTGACATGCAGAAAACGTATCCCCCTAGAAATTGATAATAATGATAGAATTAGTGAAATCCAGTGTGGTTTTCAATGAGGAAAACCACACTTATATGCTCGGTGAAAAACAGTTGCAAGGTATAACCGGTATGATTAGCCGGCAGTTGTTCCCTGACAAATATAAAGATGTCCCGGATTTTGTATTGAAGAGAGCTGCTGAGAAGGGTAGCCTTATTCATGCTCAATGCCAGTTTGCTGATGCAACAGGCTTACCGCCTGAAAGTATTGAAGCAGAGAATTACATCAGAATGAGGGTAAATGCCGGATATAAGGCGCTTGCCAATGAATATACCGTTTCTGATAACGAATACTTTGCATCAAATATAGATTGCGTTTGGGAGAAAGTCGGTAGAATTAGTCTTGTTGACATTAAAACTACGCTGCATCTTGATAAGGAGTATTTAAGTTGGCAGTTGTCAATCTATGCTTATCTGTTTGAACTCCAAAATCCATTACTCAAAGTTGATAAATTGTTCGGCATTTGGGTACGTGGTGATAAACATGAATTGGTTGTAATTCCTCGTAAGCCTGATAAAGAAGTCAAGAAGTTAATGGAATGCGAGAAGAAGGGTGAGCAATATCTATCCGATCTTCCCGTTCCTGCCCCTGATGATGACAAGTTACTTATTCCAATGCAGCTTGTAAATACTATAATCGGGATTGAGGAAGAACTTGCAGATCTAACCAAGATTCAGAAAGATTATAAGGCAAAATTGAAAACTGCTATGCGTGAGAATGGTGTCAAGTCATGGGATGCCGGAAGATTGCGAGTTAGTTATACACCCGCTTCTACGAGTGACAATTTTGATACTAAAAAGTTTCAGGCTGACTATCCGGAATTATATTCTAAGTATATCAAAACAGTTCCTAAAGCTGATAGTATCCGTGTAACAATAAGGGAGGATAAATCATGAGTTTAAATAAATTGATGCTTATCGGGCATGTTGGCAAAGACCCCGATATTAGAATTTTGGAAGCTGGTTCTAAAGTGGCCACTTTCTCCTTTGCCACCACTGAAAAAGGCTATACCCTTGCCAATGGAACACAGGTTCCTGAAAGAACTGAATGGCACAATATTGTTGTTTGGCGTGGCCTCGCCGATGTTGTTGAGAAGTATGTCCATAAGGGAGACAAGTTGTATCTGGAAGGAAAGATAAGAACTCGGAGTTATGATGATAGCAGAGGAATCAAACGGTATATTACAGAACTCTTTGTTGATAATATGGAGATGCTTTCTGTTAAGCCTCATCAACAAGCACCACCACCGCCACCACTTCCGGAACAAACCAATAATCAGACTCGAAGTGCGGTGAATGAGTGCCCGCCACCGCCACCACCGACCAAGGACGATTTGCCATTCTGATAGGTTATGGAAGCAACATTGACGAAGAAAGATGGCAAAATCCAAATGGATAAGTCTTTCGAGTTCATGTGCAGCACACTTCGTAATGGAGAATACACTGTAACTATTAAGAAAAAGACACAGCCGAGAACGTTAAATCAAAATGCTCTCATGTGGAAATGGTTCCAGTGTATTGGTGCCTGTTTGCGTGAATACACAGGTGAAGAGTATTGGAGCACTGCTGCTGGAGTTCAGGATATACATGACTTGTATTGTAAGAAGTTTCTTGTGAAACAGGTTCATGTGAATGGTAAAGTGGAAACTATTGTGCGAGGAACAAGTAAACTCAATACTTTAGAGATGCATAATTTCATGGAAAGCGTGAAAATAGATGCGGCCGCCGAGTTTGGTATTACACTTCCGTTGCCTGAAGACCAGCATTACTTAGATTTTATTCATGAGTACCAAAACCGGTACTAATTAATCCTTTTATAATTTATGATTGCAAATTTGAGAAACTACGAACCCGAGACAATCGAGTTTGTAGTTCCCGATTCTATTCGGGAAAAATTTCCCCCTGTTTTATTTCAGGGTTCTACGAATGTAGATGAATTGATAAAGTTGGTGAATGAGCATTTCAATGCTACATTCCCTGAAAGTGAGGTGACACAACGTTTACTGGATGAATTTGAGATTTCCGAAATTCGTGAAGAGTATTGCATCAAGCAAGAGAATGAGGTCCCCAAACGCGAACGTGAATTGTTGGAAGCCATTGAACGTGCGAAGAAAATAAAGAGTGATGCTCAAGACAGGTTAGCTTCTATTAAGACTGAAATTAAAGACCTGGCTGCCGAGGTCAAAAAGGGGACGAGGGAGTATCATCTTTCAAGTAAGAATACGATCCGGTTTGCTCTTGATGGATATTTCCTGTATTATTCATGGGTGAACGGTGAGTTTAAGCTTGTGAAAGCTGAAAAAATCCCTGATTGGGACAAACGTTCTCTTTGGGCACAGGAAGATCGAAACAGAAAAGCGATGCTTGATTTGTTTGGCATTGAATATCCTGAAGTAGAACGTCCTATTGATGATACAGAAGATTATGGGGACAAGTTCGAAGAAGACCTGTCTGATAAACTTCCTGAAGAAGAACCGGAAGACGATGAGTAGATTACAGCACAAAAAAGGCAGGAAGTCCAACTATGTGAAGCGGCTTGTGAATAATCCTGATTGGGAAGAAGCCAAGCGTAAGGTTCGTATTAGGGACGGACATAAATGCCAGATGTGCGGTAAAGACTTCAATTTAGAGATTCACCACAAAACATACAGGGTTAACGGAAAATCAATCGTTGGTCATGAACTTGAACATCTTGATTGTCTCGTTACCCTTTGTGGTGACTGTCATTCGAAAGTTCATAAATATCACATCAAATTATGACATACCAGTTAAGAGACTACCAGAAAAGTGCTAGTGATGCAGCAGTCAGCGTTTTTAAATCCAAGGAAAAGAAAAACTACGTGATAGTTCTTCCCACCGGTGCCGGAAAATCCCTTGTCATTGCCAATATAGCTGCACGGATAGACGGGCCGCTGATAGTGTTCCAGCCTAGCAAGGAAATACTCGAACAAAATTTTGCGAAACTTCAATCATACGGCATATTCGATTGTGGAGTTTATTCAGCTTCTGCCGGAAGAAAAGATATCAATCGTATTACGTTCGCTATGATTGGTAGTGTGATGAAACACATGAGTTTCTTCAAACATTTCAAGCACGTTCTGATTGATGAATGTCATTTAGTGAATCCGGAGAAAGGAATGTATAAGGAATTCTTTGAAGATGAGCAAAGGAAAGTTATTGGGCTGACAGCGACTCCTTACAGACTATGTTCAAGAAGAGGTGGTGCTATGCTTAAATTTATAACTCGTACCCGGCCAAAGGTTTTCACTGATGTTATTTATCACTGTCAGGTGAGTGAACTGCTTGCTAAAGGATTTCTCGCAAACTTGAAATACTATGATATCACAAAATTGGATTTAAGTAGAGTCAGAACTAATTCTACTGGTGCAGATTACGATGAGAAAAGTCTTCTGAAAGAGTTTGAACGTGTGGACATATACAAAGATATAGTTGGATGGACAAGGCGTCTGTTGAACCCCAAATCGGGCATACCACGCAAAGGCATTTTAATATTCACGAGGTTTATTCGTGAAGCTGAAAGACTGGCTTCTGAAATTCCTAATTGTGCGATCGTTAGCGGTTCTACTCCAAAGGAAGAAAGGGCACGAATTCTGAAAGGTTTTAAAGATGGAAGAATAAAAGTTGTTGCTAATGTCGGCGTACTTACAACCGGATTCGATTACCCGGAGCTTGATACGGTTGTTCTTGCACGTCCAACCAAATCCCTTTCCCTCTATTATCAAATGGTCGGTCGTGTCATTCGTCCCTGCCAAGGTAAAGAGGGTTGGGTTGTTGATTTGAGTGGGAATTTCCGGCGTTTTGGGCGTGTTGAAGAGTTACGCATAGAACAGCCTGAAAAGGGAAAATGGTGTATAATGAGTCGTGGCCGTCAATTAACCAATGTAGTATTTTAATTATCATGTGGAGAAATTACAAGAAGAAAGAAAAGAAAAAGCCTCTTTTCGAGGTAGAAGGTGTTAAGGTCAAGAAGAAACCTGATCTTGTCGATAAACTAGACAGAATATTTAGTTTATTCATCCGTTATCGTGATACGATGCCTAATGGATATTTTCAGTGTATTTCATGTGGTAAAATAAAGCCTTTCAATAAAGCAGATTGCGGTCATTACATCAACCGCCAACACATGAGTACTCGCTTTGATGAAATGAACTGCAATGCTCAATGTTCACATTGTAACCGCTTCATGGAAGGAAATATTCAGGATTATCGCAGACGTCTAGTTGCCAAGTATGGTGAACGAAATGTGCTGCTCCTGGAAGCCAAGAAAAATGTTACAAAGCAATTTAGTGACTTTCAATTAGAAAAGCTGATTACTCATTACAAGGAAGAAGCGAAAAAACTGAAGGAAGCAAAAGGTCTGTGAGTTTATTACTAATCGGAGTATAATCCCTTAAAATATGGAAAGAAATTCATTCATCTTTTATAAAGGGTGGAGAGAAGCAATCAAGGATTTGCCGGATGATGTCAGGCTGGAGATTTACGAAAGCATAATTGAGTATGCGACAACGGGAAATCTTCGGGGGTTGAAACCTATGGCAAATATTGCTTTCAACTTTATAAAGATAGATATAGACAGGGATACTGAAAAGTATATGTCTATTGTGGAAAGGAATAAGAGCAATGGTTCTAAGGGGGGACGTCCGAAAAGTGAAAACCCAAAAGAACCCAAAGAACCCACTGGGTTATTTGGAAACCCAAAAGAACCCACAAAACCCGATAATGATAATGAATATGATAATGATTATGTAGATGATAATGATTCTCATTCAAAAAAGAAAGAAACTTCTCCTAAAGGAGAATCAAAGAAAGACGAGCTTTCTTTGTTCCCCGAGGAAAAGATTGATTGGGGTGGGCTAATGGATTATTTTAATTCCACGTTTAAAGGTAAGCTTCCTGCTATAAAGTCCATAGATGCAAAACGAAAGAAAGCTATTAAAGCACGTGTCGCACAATACGGGAAGCAAGCTATATTCGATGTATTCCAAAAAGTGTTGGATAGTCCTTTTTTACTTGGAGAAAATGATCGGAATTGGCGGTGCGATTTCGACTGGATATTCAAGTCTGCGAATTTTACTAAAATTTTAGAAGGAAATTACAATGGAAAACGAACTGATACTGCGGCCACAAGAAGAGAATCGGTTAGCAGTCTTACGGACCTCGCCGAAGAACTACTGCAAAGCTCTATGCCCAAAGAAGGTTGAAGATGTATTTCAAAGTGATGAACCTTCTATTGGCACTATCATAAGAAAGTTTGGTGAGCCGCAAGCCAGAGCAGTGTTGGTCATATTGATAGCTGATGCCTTGGAGTTTTTCAATGTCGGTAATCCAATGTCGGCTACACAAGTCGCTACTACAGTAGATTTAATCATTGAAGAATATCCATATATGAAAACTGATGATTTTAAACTGTGTTTCAAGAACGCAATGAAAATGAAATATGGCAATATCTATAATAGAATTGATGGTCAGGTCATCATGAGTTGGCTTCGTGAATACAATAAAGAACGTTGTGCTGTTGCTGATAATCAGTCATGGAATTTTCATAAAGAGAATTTGTCGGAGGAAGTGAGCTATACAAGTGGCTTGTCGTATGAAGAATACCGGAACGAACTTAAACTTAGAGTTGAGCAAGGAGATGAAGAAGCTGCTAAAGCGTTAAGTCTCTCAAATGAAATAATCTCTTATCTAAACAAAAGAGAAAATGGCAAACAAGAAGCAGAAGGTGACAATTTACTGGAACACTAGGCATATCAAACTTGAAGATATTCCTGAAGTGAAAAGAAGAATACGGGAGCGTTTTGGTATTCCTAATCACACAACTGTTAATGGTGAAACGGATTGTTATATCCGTGAGGAAGATATGGAATTGCTTCGGGAAACGGAAAAACGTGGCTTCATTCAAATACGTAATAAGCCCGCATGAAAATGGCGTTAAAATGGCGAAGTTTCTGTTTGCATAACTTGTCATTTAACGATAACTTTACTGATGTAATGAATTAAAAGTCAAACCAATATAATTAAATTATGGAAGTACAAAACATTAGAATTGACCTTATCAGTCCTTCTCCCTTGAATCCGAGAAAGACTTTTGATGAAGCAGCTCTTGAAGAGCTTGCAAGCAACATTGAAAAGCAAGGTTTATTGCAACCTGTCACTGTCAGAGTTGCTAAATCCGAGGAGATGACTAACCTAGAAACCGGAGATGTTACCCCATTACCTTACACATACGAAATTGTTTGCGGTGAGCGTCGTTTCCGGGCTGTGTCACTTTTGAAAGCAAAGGAAGATGAAGCGAATGTTGCAAAAATCAAAGCCCATCGAAAAAAGTCGGAAAAATTTCAGACAATATCCTGCATTGTCAGAGAAATGACAGATGATGAGGCTTTTGAAGCGATGATTACCGAGAATCTTCAAAGAAAAGATGTTGATCCCATCGAAGAAGCTTTTGCCTTTGCGCAGTTGGCTGAAAAAGGACGAACTTTGGAAGATATCGCTCTTAAAATAGGAAAGTCTACCCGGTTTGTATTTGACCGTATTAAATTGAATTCTCTTATTCCTGAACTAAAAGAGCGGGTAAGAAATGGAGATATACCATTGTCCGGTGCTATGATTCTCTCTAAATTGGATGAAGATACTCAAAAAGAGTTTCATGAGGAGGAGGAAGAACAATGTACTACTGCTATGATTCGAGAATTTGTGAGTAATTCTTTCATGGAGCTTGGTAACGCACCTTGGATTAAAGATGATTCCGATAATTGGGAAAATACTGATATTAAATCATGTTCTCAATGTGAGAATAATACGTGTAATCATGGTTGTTTGTTCTATGAAATGAATAGTAAGGATGCTAGATGTATCAATGCTGCTTGCTATGAGAAAAAACAGATTGCTTATGTAACACGGAAAATTCAACTAGAGTATGAGCATCTTGTTAAAGTTGGCGAACCTCTTTCATTTGGAAAAACAGTAATTATTGCTAGACGTCCCGATACATATTGGGGAGAAGACAGAAAGGCTTTCTATGAAAAAACTTTGGAAGCTGTTAAACAACTCGGATTTGAAATAGTTGATCCTGATGAAATCTTTAGATGTAAGTGCTGGTATTCAGAAGATGATGAACGCATCTTAAAAATGCTTGAAGATGGAGAAGTTTATCGTTGTCTTTCATTTTTTGGACATTATTCTCCCGAATTTAACGTTAGTTTCTATTATGTTAGAAAAGAAACGGCTTCCTCTACTTCCGCTGTTGCCGATCTAAAAGAGATAGAAAGGGAAAAAATAAACGCCCAATTAAAAAGAGCGAAGGATATAGTCAAGGAGAAGTCTGCTGAAGAAATGCGCAAGTGGGCACAAGAGAAACCATATTATCAGAGAACAAAAGAATTCTCTGAAAATGAACAACTTGTTTTCGATGTGCTGGTTCTTAGCAGTTGTAGCAGTACTTATCTTGAAAAACTGAATTTGAAAAAATGGAATGGTGAGAGTGATTTTGTAAATTATGTCAAGAACAACCAAGCTGACCGACACCAATGGTATAGAGCCTTTATTGCTGAATGCTTATCATCGAATAATGTGAATTTCTACTCCTATTTGCAAAAGTGTCAGAAAATCCTTTTTGCAGAACAATATCCGGATGATTTCAAAGCGCTCTCTAAGAAACTTGCGGATTCATATGATAAGAAAGAAAAGAAGCTCAAAGAAAGACTGAAAGAGCTAAATAACGATAACACAGAGGAAGCCTAGTGGTTTCCTCTCTTTATTGACGCACTTATGAAAACGTGGACTGGCGAACAACTTGCTATACTTGACAGTGAGTACCCGACTGCTGATTTAAAAGAACTTGCTAGGCGTCTTGATAAAACACTTAGTGCTGTTAAAACAAAGGCCTTGATTCGAAAACTTAGGCGCTCTCCGAGAATCTCGTTTTGGAATAGTGAGAGACTTGATAAATTGAAAAAGTTGTATCCCAATCATACTAATGAGGAAATAGCACAGATATTAGGTACCACTTATTCTGCTGTAAATGGAATTGCATTTAAATTACGGCTCTTTAAATCTAAAGAATTTAAATTTCAATGCGCTTCTAAAAGCTTCTTTCCCAAAGGCCACCAACCGATGAACAAGGGACGTAAGCAAACGGAATATATGTCAGAGGAACAATTAGCAAAAACGAAAGCTACTCGATTTAAGAAAGGACATATCCCCAAAAATCATAAACCAGTCGGTTATGAACGCATAACTCGTGACGGTTACATTGAAGTGAAAACTGCCGAACCGAATGTCTTTGAACTTAAACATCGGCTTGTATGGATTGAGCATAATGGAGAAATCCCCCCTGGTTATAATATTCAGTTTAAGGATGGCAACAGGCAAAACGTTTCCATTGAGAACCTTTACATGATTAGTCGTTCTGAACAATTAAAAAAAGAGAATTCTTTGTATGCCCGATATCCGGAAGATGTTCAGTACCTAATCAAGCTAAAAGGAGCTTTGAATAGACAAATTAATAAAACAACAAAAAAGAATGAATCATGACTGATGGAGCAATAGATAGATTGAAAGAAATGGTTAATAAACCATTCCTTTATCAGAATGAAGAAGTTGTAATTCTCAATTACTGTGACGGTACCGGTGATGATGGTACCGAAGTTGAGATATACTTGAATAATGGCAAAGTGTTAGTGTTTAGTATGTTTGATTTGGCTTCCAAGTTGAACCGTTTCCGGCCAATAACAAATACTGTTGTCGTGTTGGCAAATGAACGGTTGAATAAGGTGTCTACAGTGAACCCTACCATTTTACAAGATTTGAGGAATTTGGTTCTTCAACAAATTAAGGATGTGAAAGAAGATCCTAGTAAAGTGAGCCAAGCAAAACAAGTTTTCCAAGGGGTTAATACCGTAATCAATCTTGCCAAAACAGAATTGGAATACAGGAAGTATTTGGATACAACAGACCCTCAAAATAAATAATTAGTATGCTGATAGGTAAAGAATATGTTCATTGGTTTCGCATCAGAGACCAACCTAATAGAATCGTGTGAGATTATTCATAGTCTAACAATTTAACCCGATCGATATGATAACATTGAATAGGTTTGCCCAGAGATGCTTGAATATCATGAGGAAGCGCTTTAAGATGAATGAGCATAGCTCAAGAAAAGCGTTTAGTATAAGAATTGAAGCCGTTTGGAGAAAATTCGATATTGCTTCTAAATATAGGAGTGATAATCTTCCTAAATATTCGGAAGATGAAGAATTGGCAGCCGAGATGATAATTTACCTTGTTGCCTATTTAAAAAGATTTGGTTGTGAGGACATTGAACAGCTTATCAAAGATAAGATAGAGTTCGATGATAGAAAAAATGATTAGGTGTTGTTACTGACTGTTTGTGTTGTTGATTTTGTGTTGTTGATTTTAATATAGTTAGTTATGACAGAGATTATTCAAGTCTGCCTACTTGATTTTAATAAGGGGCAGCTCACGGGATTGCCGAAAAATCCACGGTTTTTTCGTGATTACCGCTTTGAAGCGATGAAGAAAAGCATTCAGGATTCGCCAGAGATGCTTGAGCTTCGAGAACTTATAGTTTTTCCCTACAATGATGGCAGATATATTGTTGTTTGTGGTAATTTACGTTTGCGAGCTTGCAAGGAGTTAGGTTATAAAGAACTGCCTTGTAAAATTCTGGCACCTGATACCCCCGTTAAGAAGTTGAGGGAATATGCCACTAAAGATAATGTCAATTTTGGTGAGAATGATTTGGACGTTATGGAAAACGAGTGGAATAAGGCGGAACTCCAAGACTGGGGCATCGAATTTGCCCCGGAGAAGAAAGAGGATGAATTTAAAGAGCGCTTTGATGCCATCACGGATGATACAGCCATTTATCCTCTCATTCCAAAGTATGACGAAAAACATGAGTTGTTTATCATCACCTCAAGTAATGAGGTAGATAGCAACTGGCTTCGTGAAAGGTTGGACATGCAGCACATGAAGTCATACAAAACCGGGAAAATAAGTAAATCCAATGTAATTGATATAAAAGACGTTCGCCATGCCCTGCAAGATAGTAATACCAAGTCATAAACGCCATGACCGGGTGTTCGCTAAAAAGTTGGTGAACGATCCTATCATTTGCGTTGCTGAAAGTCAAGCTGACTTATATCATCAATTTAACCCAGAATGTGAAATTGTTACTCATCCTGACGACGTTATGGGCCTCATCCCGAAACGTAACTGGATGGCAAAGCATTTTGGAGAACTTTTCATGCTTGATGATGATGTCCATGCCTGCAAACCTATTTATGTGGAAAAAGGAGAACCTAGCCGGATAAAGGATAAAGATAAGATAACCAATATCATTCAGTCATTATTTGAGATGGCCAGTATGATGGATGTACATCTGTTTGGCTTCACCGCTCGGATATCGCCGGTAATGTATGATGAATCCGCTTTTCTTTCTCTTTCGAAAATGATAACCGGTTGCAGTTATGGAGTAATCTATAACAAAAACACCTGGTGGAACGAGGAAATACGTTTGAAGGAAGATTTTTGGATTTCTTGTTACATGAAGTACAAAGAACGTAAGGTTTTAACCGATTTGCGGTATAATTTTGAGCAAAAGAACACTTTTGTAAATGCTGGCGGGCTTGCTTCTATAAGGAATCAGGAAGAGGAACGTAAATCTATCCTCTTTATCAAAAAGAATTTTGGTGATAGTATTTTGCTAAAGAGTGCAACCACTAATGGGAAAGACAAAACAAAGCAGCTTGTTCAGTATAATATATCGTGCAAATTCAAATTCTAATAGTCGGTAAAAAAGGCGTTTAAATGGTGCCCATTCTGTTTGCCATATTCGTCTTTTTTAGCTAAATTTACTGATGTAATCAATTAAAAGTCAAACCATTAAATTAGAATTATGATTATTAGAACAGTTTGCGGATATGATTTCTTTGAGGTGAGTTCTGCAATGCAGAAAGCCATTAGGCGAGCCGACACCGGGGTAGCCGGCTTTTTTGCATTGGAACTTTGGGCGAGTGGGTACCGCGACTATGTGTGGAAGCGTCTGTTTACCATTAGTGCTGAAGATTGCTATGGAATCATTACTAAAGAGATAGAAGCATTGTGGCAGGGGCATGAGCTGGTAAACAAGACTGCTACTGAACCCAAAGGGAGGATATTTGTCAGTAAAGCTGTTATTCTCCTTTGTGAATGTAGAAAGAATCGTGATGCGGATCATTTGCAAAACTTCATTTATGATAGAAAGGATATTGATATAGAAAAGTGGATAAATGATGTCAGGCGTTATCCTATTCCTATTCCAGACTATACTTTCGATGTACATACACGAAAGGGTAAAAAACATGGGAGAACCAAAGAAGAATTCTTTCGGGAAGAATACAAGGCGTTACAACCTCGTGTTCCTGGTTTATTCGATGATTTGGTTCAACCCAGTCAACCAAAGTTATTTAATGATGAAACCACGGCTAAGTAGCTGTGGTTTCTCATTTTTCATATAAGTCAAACCAATTTAATTAAGAAAATGAACACGTATTACAAATTTGCGCCAAATGTATTTTTGGCAAAGTGTGATGAGAAGCATGAAAAAGGTGAAACTATTGAGGTTACCACCAAGTACGGTAAGGAGAACGAAAGTATAGTATTTAATCTAATCTTCGAGAAAGATGGATTTTACTATTACTCCATTGTTAGAGCTGACGGCTTTAATGCTCAAGAATGGGCGAAGCGACGAGCGGAACGTCGTAGGAAATGGGCTGCATCTGCTGTACAGAGAAGTAATGAATACTATAATAAGTCCAACAAAGATAAAGATTTTCTTTCCCTTGGTGAACCTATAAAAGTAGGACATCATAGCGAAAAGCGACATAGGAAAGCGATAGACGATGCTTGGAACAATATGGGTAAAAGTGTTCAGTTTGACGAAAAAGCAGCAGAACACGAAAGTAAAGCAGAATATTGGGATAAGAGAGCTAATACCATAAATTTGTCAATGCCTGAAAGCATAGATTTCTATGAGCATAAATTAGAAGTCGCAAAGGAGTATCATGCAGGTGTCAAATCTGGGAAGTATCCACGTATGCACTCTTACACTTTAACTTATGCTAAGAAAGATGTAAACGAAGCTCAAAAGAATTATGACCTTGCAGTAAAGCTGTGGGGCGATGTTTAATAATCTGTAGTATCTCAAATAATTTACTATGAGAGAATTATCAAAAGAAACCTCATTACAAAGGGTAATGAGGGCTTCAGGTCGTGTACCTGTACAATGCTCATGCAGTGTTTGTAAACAACAATGTCATACGCCATGTTTAGGTACTCCTGATGATATTGAACGAATTATTGATGCAGGTTATGCCGACAGGTTAGCGCTGACGAACTGGGCTGCTGGTATATTCTTAGGGGTTATTAATATTGCTATTCCGATGATTCAGCCCGTTGCTGGTAAGGAGTATTGTGCTTTTTTCGAGAATGGACTGTGTATCTTACATGATAAGGGTTTGAAGCCCACTGAAGGACGTTTGTCTCATCACACAGTCAGGAAGGATAACTTCAATCCTGCTATGAGTATTGCTTGGAACGTTGCAAAAGAATGGCTGATGCCGGAGAATGAGGATGTACTTTCTCGTGTAGTAAATAAATTCTTGAATGCGAGGAAGCCATGAATGTGTGTCAATCAATACCTCGTAGAGATTGTAAGGTGTTTGCTAAATGTGGAGCAAAATCCTTATCACATTGCCGGCGGCACCGCGAAATTGATGAGAAGTGTAAAAGTTGTACTCTAATTCGTCGTAAGCCGCGTAATCGGATTATAGATGATTCAGGACGTGAAATGAAAAAATGTACCCATTGCGGAAATTACTTCTACTTGAACCGGTTCTACAATCGTATAGTGGTGAGAAAAGGTAAGGAATATCATTTGTTGACTTCCTGGTGCCGTATGTGTATGTCACAGATTAATAATCAGAGGGCAAAGAAGAAAAAGTGACTTGTCTATTAAATTTTTTGTATGAAATATTATGCTTCAGTCAGCTTTGGAAAGGATTCCTTGGCAATGCTTTTCATGCTAATAGATAAAGGATATCAGTTGGATGAAGTCGTTTTCTATGATACAGGTATGGAATTTCAGGCAATCTATAACACTCGTGATGCTGTTCTTCCAATTCTTAAAAAACTTGGCATTAAATATACAGAACTGCATCCGGAGCAACCTTTTCTTTGGACAATGTTTGAAAGGCCGGTTAAGAAAAGAGGGACCAATATTATCCATAAAAAAGGATATAGTTGGTGTGGGGGAACATGCCGGTGGGGAACGAGTGAAAAACTTCGTGCATTGAAAGCTCACACAAAAGACGGAATTGATTATGTCGGTATTGCTGCCGATGAGACCCATCGCTTTGAAAAGGAAAAACGACCAAATCGGGTTTTACCACTTCGTGACTGGGGCATTACTGAAGCAGATGCACTCCAGTATTGTTACACAAAAGGCTTTGTTTGGCATGAGGATGGAGTAAGGCTATATGAGCTACTTGATCGTGTGAGTTGCTGGTGTTGTGGAAATAAGAACTTGAAGGAGTTGAAGAATATGTATTTGTACCTTCCATGGTATTGGAAAAAGCTGAAAGAACTTCAGTTAAATACCGATAGGCCCTATCGGCGTAATAGTGGAGAAACCATTTTTGATTTAGAGGAAAGATTTAAACGTGAAATGCAACAAAAATAGTTATTATGATTCCCTTATGTATAAATGGAAAAGATTATTATGATCGAGAAGAAGCACTTGCTGCCTGGTTCGAGGAATGGTTAATGAAACAAGACTTTGAGCAAGATCTTATTGATCGAGAGCTGGAACTTGAATATCGAAAGACTCATCCTGATTGGAACACTCCTTATGTGATGTATGGTGTTCGTAAAAAACATAAGTGTATCCAAAAGAATGAAATTGCCGTGTTTTATGACTTGTTACCGAGACAAAAGCGTGCTCGTACTGCTGAAACACATTGGTATAAAGTATTGTACAAGAGAAAGGCCACTCCTGAAGAAGTTGAGTCACTCAAGGCTGGGGAATATACCCGTAGATATTTGGTGTATTCCCTGTTTATTGAGAAGAAAATGACTCTTGACAAGGCTTTATCTCTTATAGTTGCCGATGATAAATTATTAGGAATTGCTGATAATACCATCTCTGAAATTGTAACAGCCTTTGAGACTTTCTTTAACCGTAAATTTAGAATTTATAAACCCGAGTTTACAACTCAACTTAATTTATTTACAGATTAATATGAAAACAACAATTATTTCATGTGTGATTTTGTTTGTGTTCCTGCTATATGTAGGACACTTTTCTATAACAATCAAGCCGTTCACAGTCCAACTTCCATACTGGCATCGTTCGCTCGGACTGTTTCTGTTGATCCTCTCTTTTATAGTATATAATGTCGGTGAACGTGCAAAAGGGTACATTGATGGAATGAAAGAAGGGGAAAGAATTGTACTTGAATTGTTGAAGAAAAAGACCGAATGAAAATGGCGTTAAAATGGCGAAGTTTCTGTTTGCTAAACTTGTCAATAACGATTACCTTTATAGACGTAAAGCATTAAAAGTCAATCAACATGAAGAGGAATGAAAAAATAGAAAAATTAGAAAGACTAGGTATTTTCAATCAATGGAAATATAATACAGAAAGAGCAAATGAGACATTTAATATTGAATGTCCTGACTTCTCAATGACAAATGAAGAGCGGATGAACAATTTGTTAGATGTTGATTGCAGCTTTCATCAGTTTCTAACTATTTCATTCCCTTTTTATAATACTCCTGAAGGTGCTACTTTTTGGGAGAATATTGCAAAAAAATAATCGAACTTAATTGAATTGAAATTATGAGTAAAAAAGATTTAATAGAGCAGAACATCACAAGAGTTCAAGAATATGTGAGGGAACTTATTGAAGATGCAAAGTATAATAATGGTGTTTCGGAAACTCTTGAATCTACTTCAATAATTGTAGGTAATAGTGATGATATCTATGATTTTGCAATTTTATTTGCTTCTAATAGTGAATGTGTTTATTGTGAATTCATAAATGGTAAAATAGAGTACATTGATTGTGAACTAGATTGTGAAATATGCCAATTTGAAGGAAGACTAATTTTTCAATATATAAACGGAAGTTTTCATAATCCTACTAGTCAAATTATCGAACTGTCAAAATTGCTGATGAAAGGCGAATTAAAAGACACAAAAAGTATCTTTTGTTCTATGGTACTTCGATTAATGGATACTGAAGAATACAGTAACAATTATTGCAAATCTTTGGATTTAGTTCTGAGGCTGTTTCCTGAAATAGATGGAGAATTATTAGAAAAGGAATTGGATAGATATATTTAAGCATTACAAGGATGAGTAAAATGAATTTAAATGAATTAAGAGACAAAGCATATAAAACAGCTTGTGAACATGGGTTTCACGATCAAGAGCTAAGTAACAATCATTTTCTTTGCCTTGTGATTTCTGAACTGATGGAAGCTGTGGAAGCAGATAGAAAAGGAAGGCGTGCTAATGTTGATCGGTATAATAAGAAGATTGCTAACAGCCGCATTTGTCAAGGATTGGATTCTGACATTCCCAAAGAGCGCGGTTACGAAGTTGCATATAGCGAAACCATTAAAGGTTCAATCGAAGAAGAATTAGCTGATGCTGTTATCCGCTTGCTTGATCTTGCAGGACTTCGAGGAATAAGCCTTGAACTTGCCAACGGAGATATTGATGACTGTATTGAAGATATGGCAGAAGCCTGTAAAGGCGAAAGTTTTACCGAATCAATCTATTCCATCTCTACACTTCCCGTTAGATATGACGGAATATTTGATTTTTCTACAGCCGTGAATGATATGATACTATCTATTTTCGGGCTTGCCAAGCACTTAGATGTAGACCTGCTTTGGCACATCGAGCAGAAAATGAAGTATAACGAACTCCGTGAAAAGATGCACGGGAAGAAGTATTAACTCTCATAACAAAAAAATGGATGATAAACGAAAACAAATATTGGTAGATTACATATCCTACCTGTATACGACGGGTAGGAGCTATGACAGCATCGGGAAATACATCAAATATGTGACTGATTTTCTTGAAAATTCCGAAGAAATCAATCGTCGCGGTTATTTGAAATATAAACATAAAAATGCAGATGTTATGGTGCGCCATTCATTTATGTGCGCGGCTGTTTGTGATTTATTGTCTTATCTTAAAATCGGATATGGCCGACGGGAAAAGGCTGTAAAGCCTTTGGAGAAACTTGAGGTTATTTCAGAGAAGAATAAGAAACTGCTTAATGATTTTATAATATGGTTGACTGATAACAATGATTATTCATTACATACAGTTGATATCTATCACACTTCTCTTAAGCAGTACTTCGAATACGCTAATGAACTGAATATGGACAATTGCAGGCGATTTATCAAAAGCCTTGAAGAGGAAAAACTCTCTCCGGCCACTATTCGATTACGTATTACAGCCATTGAGAAGTTCTCCAAATGGGTGAAGAAACCTATTGAACTGAAACGACCTAAAATGAAACGCAAGTTGGATGTAAACAATGTGCCGACAGAAGAGGAATATAATAGGTTACTGGAGTATCTGAAAACTAAACTCAACAAGGATTACTATTTCTTCATTAAGGTATTGGGTACTACAGGAGCTCGGCTCTCGGAGTTTCAGCAATTCACGTGGGAGGATATAGCGATCGGCGAAGTTGTTTTGAAAGGGAAAGGGAACAAGTATCGGCGTTTCTTTTTCCAGAAGCAATTGCAGAGGGAAGTGAAGGACTATATAAAGGAGACAGGCAAGTCCGGTACTCTTGCTGTCGGGAGATTCGGGCCGTTGACTCAAAGAGGTCTTTCACAGCACCTGAAAGCATGGGGTAAACATTGTGGTATCGATTCGAAAAAAATGCACGCTCACGCCTTCCGGCACTTCTTTGCTAAAATGTTCCTGAAGAAAACCAAAGATGTAATTCAATTAGCAGACCTTCTTGGTCATGGTAGTGTAGATACAACAAGAATTTATTTACAGAAAAGTTATGATGAACAACAAAGAGACTTTAATAAAAACGTTACGTGGTAGTGTAGCCCAGCTCAATGAATTGGCAAATATGACTGAAGGTATAGACGTTTATGACGCTGCCGGATATGTTGATACCGAATTTCTTATGGAAGCGCTTTCCTGTGTTAATACTTTTATGGATGCGAGTAATATGGTTATTACGAAAATATCCTCACTGTTAGCGCCGGACGCTCCGGTTGATGAAAAGAAGAAACAGGCTGATGAAGGTAAGAAATGGAATGTGGAAGAAATACTGAAACATTGTACTCTTGAGGATAGTGTTCTTAAACTTCCGAAAGTACAATTCAATAAGAAATCCTACGTTGAAGCAAAGAAATGGATAGAAGAAGCTGGCGGCTCATGGCAGGGAGGTAAGATACAGGGATTCACATTTCCTTTTAATCCGGAACGTGTGTTCTCCATCTTGAAAGAAGGTAAGCGATGCGATTTGCAAAAAGATTTTCAGTTCTTTGAAACACCTGCTGATATTGCAGACTGGCTGGTAATGCTTGCCGGTGGAATTCATGAAACAGATACCGTACTTGAACCAAGTGCCGGACGTGGTGCTCTGATAAAAGCGATTCATCGGTCGTGCCCGTCAGTAACAGTTGAATGCTATGAACTGATGCCGGAAAACAGGGAGTTCCTTCATACACTTGATAACGTAATATTGCTTGATGAAGATTTTACGAAAGACAGTGTAGGGCATTACACTAAGATTATTGCTAATCCTCCATTTTCCGGTAATCAGGATATTGACCATGTAAGACTTATGTATGAACGCTTGGAAGAAGGTGGAATTCTTGCGGCTATAACCAGCCGGCATTGGAAATTTGCGTCTGAAAAGAAATGTGTTGAGTTCCGGGAATGGCTGGAAGAAGTTCATGGAGAAGTTTTTGAAATCGGAGCCGGTGAATTCAAGGAAAGTGGAACAACTGTTAGCACTATGGCAGTTGTAATAAAAAAGTGATTCAAAACAAGAACAGATATGAATTTTAAATCATTGGTAGCTCAATTAGCAAATCGCATCAATCAGCCGCATGTGATTGAAATATATATGCGTAAAGTTTTTGCATCTGGTGTTGAGTGGCAGAAAAAGCAATCCCCTTGGATAAGTGTAAAGGAACGGTTACCGGAGGTAGATACAGGTGTGTTCTTCACTGTAGAATGGAAAGATCTCCATAAAGGATACTTTGTTGGGGTATATTATGGAAATGGGCATTGGGAATCCGAACATCGAATATTCTTACCTGATTCATCTTTGGGGTATATTACCCATTGGATGCCAATACCGAAGTTTAACGAATAACGATTATGAAAGCAATAACAATAAAACAACCATGGGCTTTTTTGATAGTTCATGGTATCAAGGATATCGAAAATCGTACTTGGGCGTGTCCTGAGAAATACATAGGGCATAGGGTGTTAATCCATGCGAGTGGAAAACCTGTAGAAACGAGAAATCCTAATAGTGTATTTACTAAAGCTCAATGGGATAGCCTGCCTGTTGAGTTTCAACGAAAAATAATATGTGCAGAGGGCATTGTCAATTCTGCTATCATTGGAAGTGTAGAAATAGTTGGATGCTCTATCAATCATCCTTCTAAATGGGCAGAGAAATCCGATGATAGTAAAGGCTATTATGAAAATCCTATTTATAACTGGGTATTAGCTAATCCAATACTTTTTGAAAGTCCTATTGAGAAGGTAAAAGGTAGACTTTCCTTTTGGGATTATCTTGGTATTAAATAAGTAGAAATTGAACGTTCTGAATGGAAGTATAGAGATAACACTTGAGGATTATACAACCGCTCTTTTCCCTATATTTTTGTCCAGTTGCAATAAATATGGGTATGTGATAATAATAAATCATTTGTTTGTAGAATCAGCTATAAATTCATGAAAAAGAGAGTTAATAGTCTGCATTACGATTTCTTTTTCTGTATCATATCCAGATATAGGAAGTTCGAGGGCAATAATGTTATTGAATATATCAAATTTCTTTAATAAAGAAATTGTTTTGAGAGTTGATTGTGAGCTCATTGAATTGAATAGTATGACTGTTAACTCATCTGAGGATAATTGTGCTCTAAATATTTTAGAATAGTCATTGGGGTATTTAAAATTTTGGATTGAATCCAACAGATAATATATGTTTCTATGGTATTGCCCTAAATATTGTCCATATTGCCCATATAAATAATCTCCGACATTTCTTATGAACTTATAGAGCTGTTGGTATCTTTTTTCTATACAAATTCTATTACATATTGACGCAACAATTATACGATACATTTCATGAATTTTGCTTGACATTATTATGCCTTTTATTTCGTATATAGTATCATAATAATATTTGGGATCCCTACTTTTTAATAATACATTTAATTCTGTAGTTGAGTGAACTCCAAACTTAGTATAAATCTCCAGAAATGCTTGCTCGTCTAACTTACTGACTTGTGTTAATTCTGATGGAAATTTTTCTCCATCTTTTATAAAATGATATATTACATAAGCATAGAATAATGAACGCGCTTCATGTGCGTATGCTTTGAATGCTTCAATTCCTGTTTTCTCAATTTGGTGTTCAGTATATTTGTTGGTATCGACTTGATGTTGATATAATCCCAACAAATTATAAAATGTTGACCTTTCATTATCAATTTGTCTATTTATTTGTGAGTCTTTTATTGTATAAAGTACTCCAATGAAAGCAAGTAATCCTGTAATTGAACCTAAATAACTGCCGAAATCAGCAAAATCATTATGATTATGTGATAGTCCGTGATGAAATCTATATACATATACTAATATTAGTATTAGAGTAAATATGACTGTTGCAATTAATGCGTATTTGATTATATCTATCTGCGGTCTTTTCATTTTATTTGATTTTATATTTTATACAGCTACAAATGTAGTGTATTCTAGTTTGAAGTTAATGTTTTTTTGAGTTTTTTGCTAACAATATGTTGAATTTGGATATATGAGAGTTTGATATATCCTTTATTTTTTGTGATGATGAAGAAAATAATTGTAACCGGTAGTGAGGGGTTTATAGGTAAGGCTCTTTGCCTAGAATTATTAAAAAGAGGTGTTGAAGTCATAGGACTTGATCGAAAGTCTGGTATTGAAGCCACAAAAGTATGTGAGCTCCTGAAAAATGGGGGTATTGATTGTGTGTTTCATTTAGCGGCGCAAACTAGTGTGTTTAATGGAAACCTGGAACAAATCAGGAAGGATAACATTGATACTTTCATGCGAGTAGCTGATGCATGTAACCAGTATCATGTGAAGTTAGTATACGCCAGTTCGTCAACGGCGAATCCGGAGAATACCACTTCTATGTATGGAATAAGCAAGTATTTCGATGAACAGTATGCATCTATCTATTGTAAGGCTGCGACCGGGTGCCGGCTGCATAATGTATATGGACCTAATCCGCGAAAAAGAACTCTTCTCTGGTTCCTGATGGAAAAGGAAAACGTGTCTTTATACAACTGTGGTCAGAATATCCGGTGCTTCACTTACATAGATGATATTGTCGAGGGACTTATCTATGCGGTGGGCTGTAATCGTCAGCTCATCAACATCTGTAACGTCCAGCCTGTGACTACTATGTATTTTGCATCTTTAGTAAAATACTACAAACCGCTTGAAATAGAGTTGATTAATAAAAAACGAGATTTTGACAATTTGGAGCAATCGGTGAACCAGGATATCTATTTAGTACCTTTGTCCTATACGTCAGTCGAGGACGGAGTAAAAAAGGTATTCGCCATGCGGAGAGAGGATAATTCTCAAAAAAATGCGGGGGCGGAGAAATAGAAATCCTTTGAATGTACAACCATTCTAATTTATTCCTGCATGTTGAGTAACTATCATTGTTTCTTCATGCAGGAATTTAATAATTTGAAGCTATGAGTAGAGAGAATGTATTAACATTGAAACAAGAGAAGTTCTGTCAATATTACGTTGATATTGATGGCAACGCAAGTGAAGCATACCGGATGGCTTACGACTGCACTAAGATGAAGCAGGAGAGCGTTTGGCGCAATGCTCATGCCCTTATGCAGAACATCAAGGTTACATCAAGGATAAAAGAGATAAGAGAAAAGAGGGCAAAAGAATCTGAAGTGAAACGTGAGACTGTGGAACGTGTGCTGATGGATATCATAACTTCTGATCCTAATGACTTGTATATTGTCGATGAGCTAACAGGTAAGGTAAAGATGAAAAGTCCTTCGCAGCTTCCAAAGCGTACACGCAATGCATTGAAGAAGATTCAGAATAAGAGAGGAGAAGTTGTCTATGAGTTCAACGGTAAAACAGAAGCCGCTCGTTTGCTTGGTGCCTGGAATGGATGGGAAGCCGATAAGAATGTCAATATCAAAGGTGGAGACGGAAATAAAGTCGGTGAACTTCGTATCGGCTTTGAAGATAATGAGAATTCGGAAGAATAGAACAATTTGAACTGCAAAATCCGGTATTCACCCTACGGAGAAACCTTACTTTTAGAACAATATGGTTATAAATTATAAGAAGCTAAATCCTAACGGATTCTATCTATTGAAGTACTTGAATGATGAGACTATCCGTTTTATCATTCTCTATGGAGGTTCATCTTCCGGTAAATCGTATAGTGTGGCACAAACCATACTGATACAGACATTACAGGATGGTGAAAACACTCTTGTCATGCGTAAGGTAGGAGCTTCTATTCTCAAAACCATTTATGAAGATTATAAAGTCGCTGCGGCCGGTCTTGGCATATCCCATTTGTTCAAATTCCAACAGAATACTATTAAATGTCTAGTAAATGGTGCGAAGATAGATTTCTCCGGTCTTGACGATCCGGAGAAGATAAAAGGTATCTCTAACTATAAGCGAGTTCAGTTAGAGGAATGGTCAGAGTTCGAGCATCCGGATTTCAAGCAGCTACGTAAGCGTTTGCGTGGTAAGAAAGGGCAGCAGATTATTTGTACCTTCAACCCGATTAGTGAAAGCCATTGGATAAAGAAAGAGTTTATTGATAGAGATAAATGGCATGATGTACCGATGACGGTTACCATTGCCGGCAAAGAGTTGCCGAAAGAACTTACCAAGGTCAAATCCGTAAAGAAGAATGCACCTAGGCAAATACTTAATCTTCGTACTAAGCAAATCGAGGAACAGGCCCCTAATACAGTTATTATCCAATCTACCTATTTGAATAATTTTTGGGTTGTTGGTAGTCCTGACGGTACGTATGGTTTCTATGATGAGCAATGTGTTGCCGATTTTGAGTATGATAGAGTTCACGACCCGGATTATTATAATGTGTACGCATTGGGAGAATGGGGTGTCATTCGTACCGGTAGCGAGTTCTTCGGTTCCTTCAACCGTGGCAAACATTCCGGTGAACATAAGTATGTTCCGGACTTGCCTATTCATATCTCTGTCGATAACAACGTGCTTCCATATATCAGTGTATCATATTGGCAGGTCGATTTCACAACTGGTACCAAGGTTTGGCAATTCCATGAAACGTGTGCCGAAAGCCCGAACAATACAGTTAAGAAAGCTTCCAAGCTTGTTGCAAAGTATCTGAAATCTATCCAATATTCTGATAGGTTATATGTACATGGTGATGCCTCAACAAAGGTGGCCAACAGCATTGATGATGAAAAACGCTCTTGGATGGACTTATTCATAGACACATTACAAAAAGAAGGGTTCGAGATTGAAGATAAGGTAGGTAACAAGAATCCGAGTGTCGCAATGACCGGTGAGTTTATCAATGCTATCTTTGATTGTACTGTTCCCGGTATAGAGATATACATTGACGAATCATGTTCGGTATCTATTGAGGACTACATGAGCGTACAAAAAGATGCTAACGGTGCCATTCTTAAAACTAAGGTCAAGAATAAAACTACCTTGCAGACTTATGAGGAGCACGGGCACCTGTCTGATACGTTCCGATATGTCGTTGTGGATTTGTGTAGTGAGCAGTATATAGAGTTTAGCAACCGGCGAAAAAGAAACTTGTATGCTTGTAATGGCACTATTAATTTCTTCAATCCAGATACCGAATGTAAATACACTAAGAAGATTCTATATGTGATGCCGAATGTTAATGGGAAATTTGTTCTTATACAAGCGTTTAGATGTGGAAATAAATGGCATGTTGTTGATGTCGTATTTATGGATACTACTTCAACAGAAGATATACGTTCTTCTATTTTGTCCCATGAATCTGATTCATGTGTAATTGAATGTACGGATGCTTATTTCCCTTTTATTCGGGAACTCCGTTCTAGTACAAACAAGGAGATTCGTGTAATGAAAGAGTTTCCGGATGTAGACAGGCGTATTGCTGCAACATCTGATTATGTGAAAAATAGTATTCTTTTTTCTGCATCAAAAGTAGAATCTGATACGGAATATGTTGCCTTCATGAATAACCTGATGGACTATAATAAAGATAGTGAAACAAAAGAGGCCAGTGCTGTTTTGAGTGGGCTGGTACAGTTCGTTGTAAAATTAGGTTTGAATTGAATTACGTTATATGTGATTGAAAATAAGGATGTTATATTGTTGGTATTATGTTTTCGTAATTTCAAGATTTTAGTGTTTTGGAAAACGGTTTTCCTTTTTACTTAGTTTTGCTCAAAAAGGAACCCAATGAATATTTTTTTTGATAATCTATTTGGAAAGAAATCTAAGACTAAAGGTGAAGTTGAAATAGTTACTTCATCTGAAAATAAGGATATAGATACTCAAAGTGGCAAGGCTGAAAAATGGTCAGTTGCATACATTGAGGACCTTACTAGTCCTATTGTAGCGGGCAGTAACTATCTAACGCTATTCAGTACGATACCTGAAGTCTTTTTCCCGATCGATTATATTGCATCGCGAATTGCAGGTGCTAATTTTCAATTGAAGAAAACTAAGGATGACAGTATAGTATGGGCGAATAAACGAATGAATGGCATACTTAGTCGTCCTAATTGTTTGATGCGTTGGAAAGAATTGATTTATCAGCACCATATTTATAAATTGTGTACAGGGAATAGCTTTATTCGTGCCGCTATGCCTGATGTCTTTTCTACAGCTGAAAAATGGAGATATTGCGATAATTATTGGGTGCTACCTTCTGATAAGACTATTGTAGAACCTGTTTACGGGAATATGCCATTGTTTGGTATTGCCCAAACAGAAGATATTATTCGTAGCTATCGTTTGGAGTATGGTTGGAATGGTAGTTTGGAAATTCCTCCATACCAAATATGGCATGATAGAGACGGAAGTGCAGAGTTCTATTCAGGGGCTATGTTCTTGAAGTCCAAAAGTCGTCTTGCTTCCCAAAATAAGCCAATGTCAAATCTAATAGCTGTATATGAAGCTAGAAATGTGATTTATGTAAAGCGGGGTGGATTGGGCTTTATTGTAAGTAAGAAAACTGATGCTACCGGTTCAATAGCGTTGACTGACGATGAAAAGGAACAGCTTTTGAAGCAAAATTTTGAGAAGTATGGTGTAAGGAAGGGCCAGGTACCTTATGGTATTTCAGATGCAGATATTGACTTTGTTCGTACTAATCTTTCTATTGCAGAGTTACAGCCGTTTGAAGAGACTTTGGCTGATGCAATAAATATTGCAGGGGCATACGGCATCCCTGCCGTTCTTGTTCCGCGAAAAGACCAGTCCACATTTAGCAATCAGGCTACTGCTGAAAAGAGCGTATATTGTTCAACTGTTATTCCTATGGCCAAACAATTCTGCAAGGATTTTACAGCTTTCCTTGGTCTTGAAGGAGGGGGATATTATTTGGATTGTGATTTCTCTGATGTTGATTGTTTGCAGGAAGGATTGAAAGAATCCGAGGACGTAAAGACAAATATAAATAAACGTTGTCGTGAACAATTCTCATGTGGGCTTATAACGCTCAATGACTGGCGTGCCCAAATAGGTGAAAGTATGATAGAAAATCCCTTGTTTGACAAATTGAAATTTGATATGTCAGATGAGGAACTGGATAAAGTAAATCGAGTTTTTAACACTAAAAGTGGAGATGAAAAAGATGGAAGAGAAAATCAAAAGCCTTCAGTACAAGACAAAGGCAAATGATGTTGATGAGAAGGGTATCGTTACCGTTGCGGTGAATGGTATCGGTGTGAAGGACTCACAAAATGACATATCTATGCCCGGCTCATTCAATAAGACATTGAAAGAAAATATTGGTCGGATGCGTTGGTTCCTGAATCATCGTACAGACCAGTTGTTAGGTGTTCCGTTGAGTGGTAAGGAAACAGAAGGTAATTTGGTTATGGTCGGTCAGTTAAATCTTGAAAAACAGATTGGCCGTGATACGTTAGCTGATTATAAACTGTTTGCAGAGAATGGCAGAACACTTGAACATTCTATTGGGGTCAAGGCCATTAAAAGAGATTCTGTTGATCCCTGTAAAGTGCTTGAATGGCGTATGATGGAATATTCAACATTGACAAGTTGGGGGAGTAATCCCCAGACTTTCCTTGTGAATATTAAGTCTGCTACTGCCGACCAGGTAAAGGAGGCTGTTGATTTCGTTCGGAAAGCGTTCTTGCAGCATGGATATAGTGATGAACGTTTAAAAAGATACGATATGGAATTAAGTTTATTACTGAAGAGTCTCAACGGTGGTGCCGTTGTCTCATGTCCTCATTGTGGTCATCAATTTGATTATGATGCAGAAACAGAGCATACCTTTGCCCAACAGGTATTAGATTATGCTGCTGATTATCAGAGATGGATAACACAGGACATTGTAAGGGAAGAAATGGAGAAGCTCACTCCGGAGATTAGAACCCAAGTAATTTCTCTTATTGATTCTGTCAAATCAGAAAAGAAAGAATTTTCTCAAAAGGGTCTACAAGACCTTATGAATTATGTAAGATGTCCCCACTGTTGGGGAAAAGTATATCGTTCGAATGCTATTCTGCAAAACACTTCTGAAGATACCACCGGAAAAAATGAGCCGTCTGTTGACACTCAAGAAAAGAATGACGGGGAAAATGGGAACGATGAAGTGACGATTAAAGCCGCTGATAATGGCACTTTACTCGATTTTAAGAGTTTGAATAGCTGTTTCGAGAATAAATAACTTAAAATTTAAATTTTATGCCAATTAGAAAATTTACAGTATCAGATTTTAATCTGAAAACGGACGGCTTGCCGGCAGAACAGAAGGCGTTTATGGAAAACATCGTCGGCATGATGTGTGAAGTAGTAAACAAGTCCCTTGAAGGAATTGCATCACCGGATGAGGTATCAAAACAGTTTGACGATATTAATAAATTGCTGAAATCCTATGACAATGAGAAGTTTCAGCAATTGGTTAAAGACAATGAAGAACTCGTTGCCCAGGTAAAGACCCTTGGAGAAAGTATTGAGAAAATGAAACAAAAGGGCTTGTCTATGAATGCTATCAACAAGTTCGATGAGAAGTTGAACGAGATGCTTGATTCTGAAAAATTCAGAGATTTCGCAGAAGGAAAAACACGCAAATCAGGAGAATTTGACGGCTTCTCCTTGAAAGATGTCGTTTCCATGACTGACAATTACACTGGTGATTTGTTGATTACTCAACAACAGAAACGTGTTGTGACTCAGGTAGCCAACAAAAAGTTACATATGCGTGACGTATTAACGACGTTGACTGCTGATCCTGCATACCCTCAACTTGCCTACGCGCAAGTATATGCTTTCAATCGCAATGCCCGTTTTGTAACAGAGAATGGTCGTTTGCCTGAATCAAGCATCAAGGTAAAAGAGATACAGACAGGAACTAAGCGCCTTGGTACTCATATTCGTATCTCAAAACGTATGTTGAAATCAAGAGTGTACATTCGTTCCTACATCTTGAACATGCTTCCTGAAGCTGTTTGGATGGCAGAAGACTGGAACATCTTGTTTGGTGACGGTAACGGTGAGAATTTGCTTGGTATTATTAATAATACTGGGGTGACTTCTGTAGAGAAGATTATCAGTACAGCCATTGTTACAGGTGCTGCCGGTGCTGTAAAAGCTATTACCGGATATAACGGTGATAAGGATGTGATTGTAGAGTTTGCAGAACCACAGGATTTGATTCTTGATGGAATGAGCATCACGTTCGCCGGTGCCGCTGTTCTTACAGAACTGAACAAAACACACGCTCTTGTGAAAATGGAAGATGGTCGTATCCTTATTCCTGGCGTCGCGTTCTCCGGTGCTGAAACGGCTACGGATAAAATGACATTCAGTGTTCATGAAGCCGGCTTTAAGAACATTGAGGAACCCAACTCTGAAGATGTAGTGAAAACAGCTTTCGCCGCAATGACATATGCCCAGTATTTCCCGAATGCTATTATTCTTAATCCAATGACTGTTAACGGTATGGAATCAGAGAAAGATACGACAGGACGTAATCTTGGTATCGTTAAAATGGTTGATGGGGTGAAATATATTGCCGGTCGCCCGATTATCGAGTACGGTGGTATTCTTCCCGGTAAGTATCTTTTGGGTGACTTCAACCAAGCCGCAAATTTGGTTGATTATACCACTTTGACACTTGAATGGGCTGAAGATGTGGAGACCAAGCTTTGCAACGAGGTTGTATTGATGGCACAAGAAGAAGTTATCTTCCCGATTTATATGCCGTGGGCTTTCGCTTATGGGGATTTGGCCGCATTGAAGACTGCAATAACTAAAGCGTAGGATTATGGATTACATACTTAGAGGTAACGATAAGGATGTAACCAATGTGCTTAAAGAGCAACGCATTCGGATTAATAGAGGGATGATTCAACTCATCCCTATTTCCGAATGTGGTCTTGTTACAGAAGAAGATGCCCGAAAGACATTGGAATGTATGCTTGCAGAGAAAAATGAAGAGATTGGCAGGCTTACTGCATCCATTGCAGAGAAAGATAAGACAATTGTTGAACTGACAGAAGAGCGTGAAACAATGAAAGCTCGCATTGCAGAACTTGAAGTACAGGTGCCTTCTGATGAAAAGAATCTTTCGGTTGCCGATTCAAAAGATTTGCAAGAGGAAGATGCCAAGGAGGTAACTGTTACAGATGATAAAGCCGTTTCCGTGGAAGATGAAAAGAAAACCGGGAAAGGCAAGACTTCTAAATAACTATCGCTATGTTGATTGATGTTTCATATTTTATGTCAGGTCCCAGGCATATTGAGAATGTTTCGGTCGTTGAAATGCCTTCGCCCCAATCTCTTGCTGTGAATGAGGTGATAAATGGGTATATTAAGGCATTTCAGCCCGAATTTCTCCGGAATGTTGTTGGTGTGACTCTTTCCCAAGCTATCACAGATTATTTGGAGCTTATTGAACGGGAAAAGGAAGATTCTTCAAATGAAGTTGATATTTCAGAAGAGAAAGAAGAACCCCAGTCCGGATATGCAATATTGTGCGAGAAGTTGTGTGAACCGTTCGCTGACTATGTCTTTTATCATATTCTTCGTGACGCAAACACACAGGCTACAATAACCGGGCTTGTCCGTTTGAAATGCGCTAATGAATATGTAGCTCCTTTGAAGAGACAAGTAAGCACATGGAATAGCATGGTAGAGAAGAACAAACAGTTTGTTGAATGGGCTATGTCGAATGATTGTCCTTTTGATGTGAAAATAACCAAGAATCTTTTGACCCCAATTAATGCTTTCAATTTATGATAGATTTAGATATAACAGAACTGTTTGAGGAGATTGTAAAGGAACTTCCAGAAGGGCTTGAAATCCTCTATCCAAATGGGAAAGGGGGAACTAAAGTAGTGAAGTCCCCAAGATTGAATTACATCTTCGGTAGCAGTCAATATATCAAAGATATTTTAGATGAATACAGTAAGTCTTCTGCCCAGTCTGAAAGGAAGTTTCCATTGGTTGCACTATTCACTCCAATAAGTGAAGATAGAGGTGACGCGGATTATTTTTCAAAAGCAAAGGTTTCGTTAATTATAGCATGTTCTTCTTGTAAAGAGTGGAGCAATGAGATGCGCAGAATCACATCTTTTAAAAATATCCTTCGGCCAATCTATAAACGTTTATTGGAAGTATTATATGAAGATTCTCGGTTCGACTGCGACTATGACGAAAAAGTGAAACATAGTTATTCAGAAAACTATTCATATGGCAGATACGGAGCCTATACAGATTCCGGTGAGGCTGTGAGCGAGCCGATTGATGCCATAAATATACGCTCGATGGAAATAAAAATTAATAATCTTAATTGTAGAAGAAAATGAGAAAGATTAGAACGTGTAAGGGTTCCCGGATGAACACTGGTAGTTCTGCTTGTAGCATTGACTGGAAAAAAGTCAAAGGTGCTATCTTGACAGAACATGGTGTCAAACTCCCTGCTGATATAACAGGTGAGAAGTTGCTCGAATTGTGCCATGCAGACCGTCCCGGGCGTATTTACCCTATTTTGCCATTCCTGGAGTATGCCAAGAATGGTGGAGAGCCCCAAGTTAATGCTGTAGGGTACGGTGCAAGTGAATACAACGGGCTTAGCGCTCAAACAGACACCTTCACTTTGAAGAAATTTGATGAGGTTTTGAATGCCCAGCTTCTGAAATGTGCCAATAAAGGATGGGACGTTTACTTTTGGAATCAGGATAATATGTTGATCGGTTATAATGATGACACTGATATCCTTGCCGGTATTCCGATGTCTACTGTTTACCCGACCGTGACACAGTACCCGACCAGTAGTGCTAAGTCTGCGATGACTGTTAGTTTTTCACATGAAGATGTGGAAGACAGCCAATTGCACTTTGACTACGTGCAGTTAGACTTCAATCCCAAGAATTTCGTTAAAGGCTTGGTTGATGTTGTGTTTCAAAAGTTGGAGGCCGAAAATACTTACAAAATAGTTGAAGTTGTTGGTGGTTATGACCGTACAGAAGAATTTGGCAGTCTTATTGCTGATGGTGCTGCTGAAGTTATGAATAACGTAACTTCTGCTACATATTCGGATGGTATCATTACCATTGTTCCTAAAGCCGGGGCGGTTCCTTCGTTGAAAGCTCCTTCTGTATTGTATGAAAAAGGAATCAGAGGTATCGAGCAGGTGTCATGAAGGTAGATAATGTTACGTTCGTCGAGGTTGCTGTGAAGGGCATGACGAAGGAAGAGTTTATTAATGCACACATTAAAGTCGTGTGGCAGGAACTGAAGGAAGCTGACCGCAAGAAGAAGCTCTCGGAAGTGTACGATGCGATAACTAAGTAACTGACGGGCTGGGGTGTGATTACAGCCCGGCCCGTTATATTTTTACTGTATGGCAGATTTTGATGAATTACATAGAGTTATTCATTCCATTGCATCCGGGTTTGAAGAGGAATGTATTAGGTGTATGGAAGAACATAAGAATGTGCTCGTTGATTGCATTCAGGAGCAATTATATTCCGGTCTGGACGGTACTGAACATCTATTGAATCCTGATTATGATACTGACACCTATTTTAACGAGCCCGGTCCCTGGCAGAACCGTGCGGAACAATATAAACGATGGAAGGAGAGGATAACTCCACCTCTTAGAAGTGAGATGCTTTATTTGCCACCGCGTCCGGTTGAGGTACCTAACCTCTTTATTACTGGTACTTTCTATGATAGCATAACTGCCGATAGAATTGATTCCGGGCTTCGATTCTCAACGAAAGGATTTACGGACGGTAGTTCTATTGAGAAGAAATACGGTGAGCAGATTTTAGGCATTGGTGATACAGCTAAAGAGTACTTTAATATTATGTATCTCCGTCCCTGGATGGAACGTTTCTTTTCAGAATGTGGATATCGGTAGAAAATGGCTTGTAGTTGCGAAATAAAAAAGATGCAGAGTGAACTGGAACGTATCAGTGATCTGGCAAAGAAAGCAGCTGTCTTGGATGGTTGCATGTATGTCGTTTATCAGAAAGAAGATGGTACCTATGCTTTTGATAAACTAGGAGTTGAGATAAAAGGAAAGATTGTTGAATATAGACATTACCTGTAATTATGGCAGATTTAAAATTAAAAGATTTCGTTGATGAGAGCGATTTGCAGAAATTGGTGGAGCTTGATAATACTATTGAGCGTGTGAGGGCTGATTATGCTAATGCGGCCAAAGAATTAGCAAAAGGTTTGAAACTAAATGTAGAAGGCGTTGCTGATCTTGAAAAGTTGAGTAATCTTTATAATACCCAAGCAAAAACGGCTGGTTCTGCATCTGCTGAATTAACCGAAGCCCTTAGAAGACAGTCTGAAATAACTCAAACTGTCAGTAAGAAGATAGAGGAAAAGCTAAATGTAGAGAAATTATCTGCTGCTGAACTGAAGAAACTAACCAAAGCAAACTCGGATAATGCTGTGTCCTTGGAAAAGGCTGCTAAAGCAGAAGCTAACTTGACAAAAGCGCAGAATGCCGGTAATGCTACTCGTAAGAAAGCTGTTCTATCTGAAGAAGAACGTTTGAAACTTATCAGAACTGCTATTATCTTGACTAATCAGGAAGTACATAGCCGTTCACAAGCAAAGGAAATGAATAAGCAGCTGCAAAAGGCTGTTGATGTTTTGAAAGATACGGATGAAAACTATATTCGTACACTTGCCCGTCTTAATTCTACTATTGGAATCAACACTGATTACATAAAGCGAAATTCCGATCGATATAGTCAACAGAAAATGACAATTGGTGCATACCGGGAAGAAGTAAAGGCTGCATGGGTTGAGATACAGAACGGTAATAAGTCCATGCAGAATATGGGTATTATTGCCCGGAATGCAGGAAGGATGCTTAAAACGGAGATGGCTCCTGGGCTAAGCCAAGTTAGTGCAGGATTGAAAGGATGGGCTGCTGGATATATTGGTGCACAAGCTGTTGTTGGAGGGATTGTTAAGATGTTTACGCAGCTGCGTGAAGGCGTTGGTTCCATTGTTGAATTTGAATTTGCTAATAGCAAACTTGCAGCGATTTTAGGTACGACGGCTGACAATATCAAAGAATTAACCACTGATGCGCGTCAATTAGGAGCAACAACGAAATATACAGCTGCACAAGCTACTGAACTACAAATAGAATTAGCCAAATTAGGTTTTACACGTCGTGAAATATTAGATTCGACAGGTGCCATATTACGATTCGCACAAGCAACTGGAGCTGAACTTTCGGATGCAGCCGCATTGTCTGGTGCTGCATTGAGAATGTTTAATGCTAGCACTAAAGAAACAGAACGTTATGTATCTGCTATGGCTGTTGCTACATCAAAGAGTGCCTTATCTTTTTCTTACCTAGCTACCGCCTTGCCTATTGTTGGTCCAGTTGCAAAGGCATTCAATTTCCAAATAGAAGATACTTTGGCATTGTTAGGAAAGCTTGCAGATGCAGGTTTTGATGCTTCAATGTCTGCAACAGCCACTCGTAATATTTTGTTGAATTTGGCTGATGGCAATGGCAAATTAGCTAAAGCACTTGGAGAACCTGTAAAAACATTGCCTGAGTTGGTTGCTGGCTTAAAGAAACTGAAAGAACAAGGTGTAGATTTGAATACAACTTTAGAATTAACAGATAAACGGAGTGTCGCCGCTTTCAATGCTTTTCTTACAGCTTCTGATAAAATTGTTCCATTGAGGGACCAAATTACAGGCGTGGATAAAGAACTAGCAGATATGGCAGATACCATGAGTAACAATGTTAAAGGTTCTATTGCGGGACTTTCTTCTGCGTGGGAAGCATTTATGTTATCCTTCTATGATTCCAAGGGTATAATGAAGGATGTCCTGGATTTTCTGGCAAGAGGGTTGAGGAATGTTGCTACACAGCTGAAGGGGTATTCTGAATTACAAGATGAAGCAGACAATAAGGCTGTTGCCTTTGCACAGAAAGAGATGATGAAATCTGATATTTTGGAGAAGAATGCTAGAAATATGCAGAGGTTGTATAAAGAATATATAAATTCAGGAATGTCTGCTGATGAGGCGGCCAAAAAGGCTAAAGAGGATTATATTGAAACATTGAAGTCTCGTTTGGAATATGAAAATAGTGATTATCAATTAGCTATAGATAATCGTAAGAAATTGGAAGGAGAATTGAAAGACAGGGGATTCTTTACAATTCTGACCTCATGGAGACGCACAAATAATGTCATTAAAGGTGAGATCGATGTTGCAACTAAAGCTGCTGCAGGTAAGAAGGCTATTTCATCAATAACAGAATCTCTTATTGAACAACTTGATACCATTGATTTGAAAGAGAATGGTGGTACAAAGGGGAATTCAGTAAAGGTACTTACTGATAAAGAAAAACGTGAACAGGAAAAAGCTCTCAAAGAGAAGCTGAAAATTCATGAAACTTATCAGGAGTCAGAACTAGCTCTTATGGATGAGGGACTGGAGAAAGAACTTGCTAAAATTGGTGTTGCTTACTCGAAGAAGATTACTGCCGTCAAGGGTAATAGCAAAGAGGAAATTGCTACACGTCAGAATTTAGCTAAGGAAATGCAGGAAAAGCTAGATGAGTTTACTATTAAGTATAATTCTGATCGTGAGAAGAAGGATGTTGAGAACGCTCTTGCTGTTGTAAAAAAGGGGTCCCAGGAAGAACTTGATTTGAAATTGCACCAGTTGGAATTGCAACGTGAAGCAGAAATTGATGCAGCAGAGAAAACAGGTGAAGATGTTTTTCTCATTGACGACAAATATGCAAAAAAGAAACAAGAACTTTACGAAAGACATGCATCCGATCAGGTGCTATTAATAGCAGAGAATGCAGCGCATGAGCAGGAAATCCGGGATGCTGCATATGTTATGGATACGCTTGCTCTTAAAAAACAGTTAGCTTCTAAGGAAATAACCCAGCAAGAGTATGCAGAACTTGAGTATCAGTTAAAATTAAACTATGCACGTAAAACTGCTGAAGCAGCTATTGATGCTTTGGAGTCCGAACTTGCTACTGCCAATTTGAGTACGGATAAAAGGGAGAAACTAGAGGAGAAACTTGCTAAATTGAAAGCAGACCTTGCCCAAAAAGAAGCAGAAGCGGAGATTGAGGCTATCAATAAGGTTACTAAAGCGGATGAGAAAGCTCAGAAAGAGCGTCAGAAAAACTTGAAAAAGTGGCTTCAAACTGCATCTCAAGCTGTGGGGACCATTGGAAACTTAGTCTCTTCTATTTATGATGGACAGATTCAGAAAATAGAGGAAGAACGGGAAGCCAATGAGGAAAAGTATGATGAGGATATTGAACGAATAGAGAACTTAGCAGAATCGGGGGCCATATCTGAAGAGGAAGCAGAAGCTCGTAAGCGTGCGGCCAAGGAAAGAACTGAAGCTAAGAATGCCGAACTTGAAAAACAAAAACAAGAAATGGCACGTAAACAAGCCATTTGGGAAAAGGCGGCTAGTGTCGCTCAAGCTGGAATAGCCACTGCACTGGCAATAACTGAAGCTTTACCGAATATTCCTTTATCTATTGTTATTGGTGCCATGGGAGCAATTCAGGTTGCAACTATTCTTGCAACTCCTATTCCTTCCTATGCAGACGGTACTAAAGGTAATGATAGGCATCCCGGTGGTGCTGCTTTGGTTGGTGATGCCGGTAAGCGTGAAGTTATCATGTATTCCGGAAAAGCATGGATTACTCCTGATACTCCAACTTTAGTTGATATTCCTAAAGGTGCGCAAGTCTTTCCTGATGTAGATAAGGTAGATATCTCTAATTTTGATATGCCAGATTGGGACTTTCCTACATTTTCACCGACATATTTTGCATCTTCTTCCGGTGATACCATTGTTTTCAATGATTATTCCCGATTAGAAAAAAGGGTTGATAGAACAAATTTCCTTTTGATGAAGAGTCTTAAAATGCAGCGTCAGGATGCTTCTAACCGTGAATTTGAACTGTATAAGTTATCTAAACTGAAATAGTCATGATTGAAAGATTAAATCAAATAACATTGAATGATTTCATTGAGCTTTCATGCGGAAACTATGTTTGTTTGCTTTCGGACTGCAAATCTATGTCCGAAAGCACGCTTAAAGAAATAGCGTCTAAATTACTTGTCGAATACAGAAGTATTGTTAATCCTTCAAATATGAAGGCTATGGTAATGGACAAAGAGGATATGCTGAAAGAACGTGCCAAACTATTGAGTCTTCGTATTTGTCAGGCTCTAGTTTCTCTTGGCTTTTATGATGATGTTCGTCAGGTATTGGGCCAACTAAATGTAGATACCCGAAATATGAGTGATGAACAGGTAACATCGAAGATTGATTATTTACTTCATTCTGCAATTTTTGAGCAAAAACGGAATGAGGAAAGACGCAGTGAGGAACATAAAGGAAGTAAGGCTACTCCTGAACAAATTCGTTCTTCTTTTGATGCTGAGATTGCTTTTCTAATGACATTCTTTAAAATGAGTATTGATTCTCGTGTAATTAATGCTGCTGTCTACGCAAATATCGTTCATCAAGCTGATGTTGAAATATCGATCAGGAAAAGAAGCACATGATAATATTGGTATTACATATATGCTGTAATTCGATTAATTTTTAATTAAAGCGAATTATTTCATACAGTCGTTTGTACATCTCCTTTAGAATCACAAACGACTTTTTTATGAATAGAAAAAACAGCATCCATTGTATAAATAGGCGTTTATACAATGTTTTATTGTCAGAATTACGTACATTAGAGACGAAGTGTAATCGGATAACAGCAGAAGTGTCCGAGGTAAAAAAAATGATTGCCTTATTGCCCCCCGATATAGGCACTCTTATTAGTTCAATCGAGCGTTCTGCTAAGGAAATGCACGAACAAAGTATCATGCACCGGAAATATGTGGAAAGGTGCATTAATGGCGAACCGAAGATACACCTAATAAGGAGGGCTGACAATGGACTTTGAAAAGGAATTATCAGAAATATATCCTTGGATATTAAAGGTGGCAAGAAAATTCTGCTGTTCCATGCAAGATGCTGAAGACTTAGCCGGTGATACAGTTTATAAGCTACTTGTGAATCGTGATAAATTTGATTGTTCTAAACCGCTTCAACCGTGGTGCCTTATTATAATGAGGAATACTTATATAATAAGATACAATAGAAATTCCCTTATACATTTTACAGGGCTTGATATGGTAGACGGAAGTGCCATTTCTAACTGTACAGCTCATTCAATACTGTTTGATGATTTGGTTTCCATAATACAACGGTGTGCTAAAAAATCCCGTTGTATTGATAGTGTGATGTATTATGCTAGTGGGTATTCTTATAATGAGATAAGTGAAATCCTGGACATTCCTGTCGGAACTGTAAGAAGTCGTATTTCTTCTGCTCGGAAGTTTATACTTCAAGAAATTGGCTATTAGTAGGGGAAATACGATATTTTTTATGTTATCTTTGTAAAGTACATTTTTATATCGGCAATTATGAAAAATACGTTACTCATACTACTTTTTTTGTTTTGTGTGAATGGTAAAGTGTGTGGCAATATAGACAATGATAATTGTACTCCTAAAGAGACTATTCATTCAAATAACAAGTTCAATAGTTATAGTTCGGAAGATAAAATATACTTAAGTATTATCACGTCTTTTATTCCATTTGTTATATTTATTCTAGGACATTACCTTAATAAGTTAAAAGATAGGGAAAAAGAAGTGAGTGAGTTAAATAAAAGGTATTTAAATGGTTTACGACTATACTTGGAAGAAACATATTGGCGGTTATATGAGATAAATGAATATATATCTAATAAATCCAATATTAGATATAGTAAGATTTCTGGAATTAGTCGGTTTAATGATGTAAAAGGTAAAAATAGAGATTGGTTTATACATGATGGATATTATATTATTTCAACATGCTATCTTATTGCCTGTCTTTTTGGAGTTATTGAAAAGATGAGAGAAGAATTTCCATACATAATTACAAAAGAAAAACATGATACAGAGATACTCCATAAGGCATTTAATATTAGTTTGGCATTCTTAAATAATGAAGGGATATACTACGTATTGCAACATAATATTGGCCAAATTATGTACAACAAATCTGAAGATAAATTGCTAAGTTATTCTGAATTTACCAATATCCTTTTAGATAAGAAACGCTCAGTTTGGTTTGAACAACTAATAAATTTTTTTATTGATGTTGGAGAATTTAAAAGAAGAGATAATATAAGCAAAGCGTTGGATGCTATAAAATCTTTAAGTCAATATTTAGAAGAACAGTATAATTTAGGGCCTTCTATACCTAATAGGCTTGAGATTGAAAAAGATAATAAATGTAAGGTAGGGAAGAAGATAGGTGTAATATAAAAAGACTATTTTTGTTTTTATGTAGGTATATGATTGATAAATAGATAGTTAGTCTGTATTTTTGCAAAGCGCAATTTTCAAGAATTTAGCCAACTGGGAAATCGGTTGGCTTTTTCTATATATTTGCTCGTGAACGTTCAAAAGGAGTTAAAATGCTTTGTAAATATGTACTTATCGTTGATAGTATTTCCTATGATATTCCCAAATCTTGTATTCAGAATTGGGATGAAATAAAGTTTTCCCGTAAACGCTCCGGACTTGAAGGAATAACTAGAACCTTTACTTCAAAATTCCAGTTTGTGGGAGAAGCCTATGATCTCATATTGGAGGAGTATTTGAGTAAATACCTGGCTTCTAATGCCAGTATCTCTGTTTATACTATAACCAATTCTCATACTTATGATGAATTCTTCAGTTGCCGGCTGGATTTCGGTTCATTGACTTATGATGGAAATACTGTTTCTATTAATTCGATAGATGATAGTGTTGCTAATATCATAAAGGCTAATAAAGGAACACAATACGAATATTCGGTAGATGAACTGAAAGATGAAGCCCGGCTTTATTATGATAGATTGTCTTATGTAGGAAGTGCCACATATTATTGTGGTGGTAGAACCTTGGAAAGTGGAAGCATTCTTGTAGATGCAGTAAGTGGGAGTGACCATTATATGACTATTCCAATGTATATAGGGAGTAGTGAAATAGTGTCAGGTAGTGGCATAGAGGTGAAGGATGTTGGTGCAAGTGGTAACTTGGAGTCATGTTTAATTTATACAGAAAAAGCCACGTCTGTCAAAATATCAATAAAGGGAGCATATTCATGGGACGGCGCAAGCCTTGCTGCTGATATGCAGCTAAAAACAAAATCCGGAACACTCTTGAAAGAGTGGAAAGGGGGATGGGGCGGAGAATCAATTTCTGTAAATTGGGATGGGGAAGTAACATTATCTGCTAATGATGGGATTGTTTTGCTTGCAGCTTATAATACAAAGTTTGCGTTGTATTATTTTTCTAGCCTGAAAATAACCATGGAATTTCCTTCTATTGGATTACCTATTGATATAGATGCTATAAAGCCTGTTACTATCTTAAAGCGTTTGCTTAAAAGTATGAATGGCGGGAATGATGGTATTGATGGTGAGATTTCTTCCGGGATTGATGAAAGATTGGATAATTGTGTAATATTGACCGCTGAGAGTATTCGTGGCATACCAAAAGCTAAACTATATACTTCATATACCAAATTCGTTAATTGGATGGAAGCTGAATTTGGGTTTGTTCCCGTGATTAATGGACGAGTAGTATCTTTCAGGCATCGGAATAACTTATTTGGAGAAAATAATGTAAAAGATTTGGGGAGTAATATCGCTGATTTTGAATATAAGATGGAAGAGTCTAGGATATATTCCCGGGTGAGGGTCGGGTATGACAAACAGGAGTATGAGAGTATGAATGGGCGTGACGAATTCCGGTTTACTACTGAATATACCACTGGCGTTGACATAACGGACAATGTACTTGAACTTATCAGCCCTTACCGTGCAGATGCTTATGGTATTGAGTTCCTGGCGCAAAATAGAGGTAAGGATACTACAGATGACGAAAGTGACAATGATGTATTTTTTGTTGGTGCAACTCTATCTTCCAATGACAAGAAGTATAAATTGATAAGAGTCGGCTGGAATGTTGATGGTGTACTTAGTCCTGATACGATGTTTAATACTATGTATTGGCAGGGTGCCATGTTGCAGGCAAATGCCGGCTATATCGGTATGTTTACTAACAAACTGTCTTATTCTTCTTCTGACGGTAATAGTGATGTTGTTGTCAATGGTATAGGAATGAAAGATGATTTTAACGTTGAAAGTGGTATTATAACTTGTGGAGATGTTTCTTTCACAACTTATGATGAAGATATTCCACCAACAGATGACGAAACGATTAAAATCTTAAAAGATGATCTGGTTTACGAGGGCTACATCAAAGAGGTAAGTAGTACAGTTGAGAGAAACGAGGGAGTGAAGTATGATTTATTTGTCCGTTCAATAACAAAAGCCTAGAATATGATTATAAGCCCGTTTACCCCGCTGTTTTTTTCTCCGTCTACCGATAAATTTGGAGCGAAGAGTAAATATGTGCAATTATTCGCACGTACAGACAGGATTTTTGTTGAATTGATTTTGACAGCCAAAGAGCAGGAGCCTATAGTTTACATTAATAATCTTTTAAGTAATATATCTACACCTGTATCATTAAGCTCATGGAAGATGAATGATGATAAGATTCTTTATTTCTATAACATTTCATTGCTTCCATGTGGATACTATACTGTAACAGTTAATGGGAATACGAGTGAGATTTTTAAAGTTACAGATGATGAATGTGAGTTATCAGAAACCAGCCTTATCCAGTATTCAATGAAAGATAATAAGCAGCGTCTTGATGCTGTCTGGTGGATAGATGGGATGCAATACTTTTTTGATTTTCGCGTTCCTGGTGGTTTCAAAGATAACGGATGGACGTTCGGTGTGGATAATGAGCAGTTCGTGACTTCCGATGAGGATATTGTTGAGCTGTTCAGCCATGAATATACAACAGTATTATTTACGCTTGGAAATGGAATGGGATGCCCTGTGTGGTTTGCAGAATTACTGAATCGGGTATTATGCTGTAATTACGTCTACTTTGATGGTGTTCGATATACCAGAAAGGAAAGCAATGTTCCAGAACTTAACCAGCAAATAGAGGGATTGAAGAGTTTTGTATTCAATCAAATGCTACAGAGGGTAAGAACGATCAATCCTGTTTTGGAATGGAACAACCAAATGTCTATAAGAAGAATTCAAAACGATACTTATAGGATAACATCTGATAGTGGAGAGTTGAGGAGCATAAAGTCTGGTGGTGAAGTTGTAGAAGAGTATACGTCAGTAATCACCGGTAAGTTGTATGTGCATTATCAGAAGATTATGACTAGTCTTTTTACATCTCATAATTATAGTTGTAAAGTGATTTTAGATAAACCTGCTAATAGTGGGGTGACGTTCATGATACCTTTTAATCTCACAAGCGCTGGTGTTGTAACTTCGGAAGTTAATCAGATTACAGTTGCCTTGGGAGGTTATTCGAGTGAAGTTCAATTCTCTCAAAAGGGAAGTTCATACGATATTGATTTATTATCAGGAGGTATATTAGAGTTCTTGAAAGGAACTGATGATAGGACTTATTATGAGGTGAATTGGGACGGTGAATTTGTTGATACGTTACCAGTTGCTTCCGATGAAAATTCTGATCCGTCATCAAATTAATATAATAGTTTTAAACAATAAAGATAGAATAAAATGACAGAGTCAGAGAAACAACAAATTATTAACCTTGTGCTACAAGCGCTGAAGACAAACAGTCTTACAATAGAGCAACTGACCGATACAGCAGAGCTATCTAAAGATATGTACGTTGAAGTTAGTGGCGGTCGGAAAATATCTATTGATTTACTCTCAAGTACCATTGCTAAAATGGTGAATAGGGATTTTGATGCATTAGTGGAGAATGTCAATAAGATTGCAAAAGATTTATCGGATGGAGACGCCGAGTTGTTGAAACGTATAACAGGAGTGTCTGATAAATCCAATCCTTTGACTGACCCATTTAAAAGTATTGGCTCTTTTACTACTATTGGTAGCTTTAAGGATAAATTGAAAACAATGTATTCCGGGGATTCTTCTATTGGGAATTATCGGTGTATTTTGTCTGTTGATTCGTCTAAGATTCCTGTAAATATACAAATTGAACGGTTGGAGCTTGATAAGGTTTGTCAATCATTCACTTCGTGTATACAACTGGCTACCATGTCAGACAATGCAGAAGGCGTGTATTTGGGTACAGTTTGTACTATCTCACGAATCGGTATTGTTTCCGGTGGGAGTGTTACATGGGGCAAATGGACCTCTGTAATAAATGACTTTGAGGAAAGGATAGGAAAAGCGAACGGTATCGCTCCTTTGAACGAAGAAAGTAAAGTTCCTTCTGAATGTCTGCCTGAACCGTTGTCTCTTGGGGAAGGTGAAGAAGAAGCTTTCCCCGGCAACCGTGGAAAGTCTTTGGAAGATACAATGAAAAATATCCCTTTCGATATAATCAAACCGGGTTCTTTCTCCGTCCTGTCTGACGCTTCCTATCTCAATGTGTATTTTAAGAAAGTATCCAAAACAACTGGTGAAGAAACGGATGATAGCTTCCGTCTGCCTTCCGCTACCCTTGAACAAGCCGGCCTTTTGTCCGCCGAGGATAAGCAAGCCCTTGAGGATATGAAGAACGGTACGCCCGCTGACAATGTAACACATCCCATCGTCATTGTCGATGAAATCCGCCCATTGAAAGACGGCTACTATACCCTTGAAACAGCCATTGCTGCTATAGTGTCCTGTCAACAGGAATCTGGCATCAAATATGAGCGAACGGGTCTCATCATTACTTACAAAACAGGCGAGTATGAAATGGAAACCCGGCAGTTCCAGGGTGCCGTGTCCGATTTTGCGACCCCTTCTCTTTGGAAACCCTTCGGGAATGGTGGCGGCAGTTCCGTTGTTGAAACTTCCGATGAACCGGCAGAAGGGGGGAAGGACGCCTTTTCAACTGGTGGCGCCTATGCTTATGTTCCGGCCAACCTCGACGTAAACGTGGAAACAGAAGGCATCGTAAAACTTCAGATGAAGAACGCTGCCGGTGAAACCCTTGGCGATGAAGTGCAGTTCGCTATCGGCACGGGTGGCGGCGGTCAGACTGGTGGTACCATTGTTGCCATTGCTTTCCATTCGACACCTGTCTATGGCTCTTACGGCTCCACGCTACGAACCTTTGCCGCCATTCGTTCCGTGACCTCGAACGGTGTCGAATCCTCTGACAACCTGATTGAGAAACTGGAACTCGTAGACCGTGAAAGCGGACTTACGGTCTGGACTGAAACCGTCAACAAAGCATCTTCCGGTGACATGAAAGACTTCTCCTTTGAACTGGACTTCACCGCATACTTTACGGCTGCCGGTACTCGGAAATTCAAGCTGATAGCCACTGACGAAAGCGGCAACACCGGTTCCAAGAATGTCAATGTAACAGCTGTTGATATTACCTGTACCTGTGTGCAGGTGCTCAACTATACCCCTGAAACTCTGCTTACTCCGACTACTGAAAGTTTCAGCCTTCCACTCTATAAGTTCGGAAACAATACCTCTGATAAAGGTATCAGCGCCCAGGTTGACATCAAGATTAATGGTGAATGGCAATCCCTGTCTACAGCCGTTGTCAATGACAACTACTCGCACTCCGTCGTAATCCGTCCTGCTTCCCTCGGCCTAGAACACGGTACCTATCCCTTGCGCATCCAAGGAACGGATGTCGCATCCGGAGTGAAAGGAAATGTCATTTACACGGCTGTCATGGTAATTGACCCGAATAGTTCCACACCTCTTATCGCCTTGAGATACGATGATAAAAACGGTGGAGTAGTCCGACTGTACGAAACCGTAGAACTTGATGTTGCCTGTTATGACCCGTTGGAAATGACTTCACCCGTCAGCGTGAAAGCCAATAACGTGCAGGTAACACAAATTGCTGCCAGTCGTAACAAAACCTATCAGGTCAAACAACAACTGCAGGGCTACAAGGCTGACGGCACCGATACGGTCAACTATACTGCCGTATGCAAGGACGTGACTAGCGAACCTGTCCGGGTGACAGTTAGCGGTTCCGCCATTGACGCCGCCATAAAAGAAGGCGCCATCTATAACTTTGACTTCTCATCCCGTACCAATCAGGAAACTGACCATAGCATTGTCAGCGGTAATTATGAAATGAAAGTGGACGGTGCCAACTGGACTACCAACGGTTTTGGCACATTCTTGGGTGAGAACTGCCTTCGCGTAGCCGAGAATGTGGGCGTGTCATTAAACCATGCCCCGTTTGCCGGCTCGTCCATCGAATCCAACGGTGCCGCCATCCAGTTCGCTTTCGCTTCCAAGAACGTGACCGATGATGATGCTCTGCTCCTTAGCTGCTATGACGAAACGTCCGGTGCCGGCTTCTATGTCACCGGCCGGGTTGTCGGCATTTTCTGTAACAATGGCGTTTCCCGTCGTGAAGAACGCGCCTATCGACAGGGTGAAAAGATAACCGTAGCCGTGGTTGTTGAACCTGCAAGCAACTACATCGAACGTGACGGTACACGATATTCCATGATGAAACTCTTCCTCAACGGTGAGGAAGTCGCCTGTCTTGGTTATGTTCCGGGCGGCGGCTCCCTGATTCAGACCAAATATATAACGATGGACGGCAGGCTAGGTGATTTGTATCTTTATTACATGATGGCCTGGAACTCTTATATGGAATGGGCACAGGCGTTCAAGAACTACCTTGTCCGTCTGACCGATACAGAGGTAATGGTGAAGGAATACGCCTTTGAGGACGTCCTTAAAAGCCAGACAGCCGAGGGTAGTACACAAAGCCGCCCGTCAGCTGCCGAAATCTATTCACGCGGTATGCCTTACATTGTCGAATGCCCCTATGAAGGCTCCGATATAGAAGCACTGGACGGAACCACTTCCACCAGTACGAAGATATACATCACGCTCTATTACTTTGACCCCGAACGCCCGTGGCGTAACTTCAAGGCCGTGAGTGTCCAAACCCGCAACCAGGGAACCACCTCTGCCAAACGCCCGGTAAAGAATAAACGCTACTACCTTGCCAAGAGCAAAGGCAAAAACAAGGACACTCGAATCATACTACTTAATCCGGACGATACGACGGAGGAAGGACGCCGTGCAATAGCCTTGGCCGCCATCAACAAAGTACAGGTCGGTGATAATACAATCCCGGTTGATGTCATTACCGTAAAAGTCGATTACTCCGATTCCGGCAATGCGAACGACTGCGGCGCCTGTGAAATGATGAATGTTACTTACCGTGCCCTGAGCGGCAACTATATGACGCCCGTCCAACGTGCTTTTGACGGAACGTTTGACAGTGGTGACTTGCATATCGAAGGCTTGCAGATGAACCACTCCACCGCCAATCACCCGGTGGCCACCTACCGGTGCAAGGATGACAGCCTGCAAAATGTCTACTTCCATGCCAAAGGCAACTGGAAGGAAGACAAGGGTGAACAGTTCGCCCTCGGCTTCAAGGATACCCCCGGCTATAACAAAGGCTGTTTGAACTATGGTGACTTCATAGAGTTCTTCGGCACGCCCGACGAAACTTTAGACGCAATTGAGATACGCTTCAAACAGACTGACGACCTCGATACGGACAGCGTGTACCTGCTTTCCCTGTATTGTGGTAGTTCGTACCGGATAATGAGGTATCAGGCCGGCTCATGGAAAAAGCAGGCCGGCTCCATGAAGTATGAAAACGGCAAATGGAATGTCACCGGTGATGTCCTGAATCCCGTTGAAGGCTTCGAACTTCTTAATTACCAAGGTATGGACTGGTTCCAGGGCGTCGGTTCTGTTCAAGATATGATGGCTATGAAAACGGACAAGTCTTCATGGGTTCAAAAACTCGTGGATAACGGAACTATCTCTGCTGATACCTTCCCGGCATGGACTTACTACTTTGAATCGCTTGTCGATGATGATCAGCTCGCCATTGATTACGCTTTGGGTAAGAAAGTGCCGTATAACCTCTACCGATGGTTGTGCTTCTGTGACTCCTGCGATTACTCCAAAGGCGGGAACTGGCAAAGAATATGGAAGGAAAACCTGTATAAATACGCCTGCCCGGAAAGTGTATTGAGTTATGACATTTTCACCGACTACCTTGCCGCCACTGACCAACGCGCCAAGAATATGCAGCCGATGTGGTTCTTGGAAGAGTATGCTTCCGTAACAGACGGTGTTTACAGCTCCGAGGATGCTATGCGCATGTACCTGAATAAAATCTATGACTGCGATACGCTCAATAGCAAGGACAACGACGGTGGTTGCACGGTTGACGCCGAGGTGGACCCCAACCGGACGAGCGATGAAACATTCACTAACCCTTATGCTGGCTACGGCTCCGTTCTGTTTAATAACATCTACCTCCAGCAAGTAGTGTGGACTGATTCATCCGGTACGGAACTGTCCCTGCGTACCGTTGCCGCCGCCATGCGTAATGTCCAGGCGACCATCGACGGCGTTACTCTGCACCCGTTCTCGCCCGAAGGAGCTACGCATTTCTTCATTGACAAACGGCTCAAAAAATGGCAGAAACTGGTTAGTTCCTACGACGGTGAACGGAAATACATCTCCTATACCGCCACCTCTGACGCTATTTATTTCTATGCCCTGCAAGGTCTGGGACTTACTGCCCTTCCGTCCTTCATCGAAAGACGTTGGCGTATTCGTGACGGCTATTTCCAAACCGGTGATTTCTTCAGCGGTGTAATTTCCGGGCGCGTATCTTCCAAATCAAACGCCACCATCCGGATTGTCGCTGCTAAAAACGGTTACTTTGGTGTCGGCAATGACGCTAGCGGCAACCTTTCCGAAAGCTGCTTCCTTGAAGCGGGCGAAGAATATGTATTCACCAACTTCTCACATGAGGAAGGCGCCTTGCTGTATATCTATCAGGCTGACCGCATGAAGCTGCTCGACCTGTCTGAAATCTCCCTGTCAAGTACGGTGAGCTTCTCTGCCATGCAACTTGTGGAAACCCTTATCTTGGGCTCTGACACCCATACGGAACAATCCATCGGTTCTTACGCACCGCTTACCTCGCTGAACTGCGGCGAAATGCCTTTCCTCGTATCACTCGATATCCGGAATACACAAATCGCTACGCTCGTCACCGACAAATGCCCACGTATCGCCCATATCAATGCGTCCGGCTGCAAACTGGAAAACCTGACTCTGGCAGAGACCTCACCGATTAATGACATTTCTCTTCCGGCTACAATGACAAGTATCCGTTTTGTTGGCCTTCCTGAACTGACCTATACCGGCCTTTCCGCTTCGTCCGGCCTGCAAATAGAATCTATGCCGAACGTTCAACGTCTGCGTCTTGAAACGTCGCCTAAACTTGACGCCATCCAGATGCTCCGTGACGTCCTCGCTTCACAGACGGAATCCCGTAAACTTTCCATGCTCCGTATCTCGAACATGACACTGAAGGCTGACGGCTCCGAGCTTCTTGCCATTCTCGAATATGGCGTCGCCGGTATGGATGAGGACGGTAACAGACAGGATAAACCGGTGGTCAACGGCACGTACGAGCTGACTGTTATCCGTGAAACGGATGAAATCGAATCCCTTGAATCCGGCATCGACGGGCTTGTAATTCTTACCGTCATAGATGCCTACATCGACCTTATCAACTGGTTCAATAATGAGTCTTATGGCGGAGAACCGTACTACGATAATGTAACGCTGGACAACATCAATGAAGTCCTTGAATATTATAACGGCGAAACTTACGAAGAATATCTCGAACGCTTCGCTGAAGACAATATGGATATTAATGATTTAATTAACAAGTAACTATGACGAATGAACAAAGCGCAACGCTGCTTCGCTTGAACAAACAGGCGCAGGTGGCCGCACTGAACGCCGTTGGATTCTCGGATATCACCGAGAACTCCCGCGCCTCTGAATTTGGACAACGTATCAAGTGGGCTGCCGGCCTGCTTGATTTGAATCTTGCCTGTAACCGCATCTCGGATAACTCCAAATGGTATTTCACCCGTGAGGAATGGGATTCCCTCACGGTTACCAACAAACAGTTGTTTATCAAACGCGGTCTTCGTATCCGTGCGCATGGACACTCCTTCGTAATTTCCGCCCAGGAGTGCTATAATGCCGACATGACTACCACCTTCTACTGGGGCGGTCAGGGCAAAGCCATAGACGGGCTGAATCAAAAAGGACTGGGCGCCATGTATGGTTGCTTCACGGGTGAGGAAGATACTGACCTCATTATCGCAACTCTGAAAGACCAAAATAATAGTGGTGTGATCGGTGCGCCAGCTGCCGAAGCCGCCCGCGCCTACCGTGCCTACACTTTGGAAAGTGACGGTATCGAGGATGAATCCAACTGGTTCCTTCCGTCATCCGGTCAAATGCTTCTGATGTACCGCTACCGCGATAAAATCAATGAGATGATGCGTACCTTCTGGAGTAGTGACAGTATGCTGATGACCGATAAATACTACTGGTCAAGTACGATTTGGGATAATAATTCCGCCTGGACTTTCGAACTGAATACCGGACGTATTACGAACCAAAACAAAAATTCAAATCTTCTCCATGTGAGAGCTGTTGCTTCTGAATAGTATTAACCTAAAATTATATAATAAAATGGATAAAAATATCGCTAACGCAATGCTTATGCGCCTGAATAAACAAGACCAAGTTGCAGCTTTGCAATCAATCGGTTTTACAGCCGTCAATGAAAATACCCCGGCGAGTGACATCGCCAAGTATATGCAATGGGCAGGTACACTTCTTGACCTTTCTTTGGCTACGCTTCGAATCGAAGACGGTGAACAAGTCTTTTTCACGGCTTCCGAATGGAACTCCATGAGCGCGAATAACCGCTCCAAGTATATCCGTATCGGCATCCGGCTACGTGCCGAATGCCACCAGTTCATTATTGCCAAAAGCGACTGTGTCGCCGCCGACGGTACGAAAACCTTCAAATGGGGCGGCTACGGCACAGACCTGCGCGGCCTGAAAAACTACGGCAGTAGTAACCAAGGACTCTACGATACCTTCGACGGTAAGGAAAACACCGATGTAATCCTTGAAACCCTTTCAGGCGTAAAAGACACACAGGGGACTGTCGGCGCCCCTGCCGCTGAAGCTGCCCGCGCATACCGTGCCTGTACGCTTGAATCTGACGGAATTGAAGATACAACCGTGTGGAACCTGCCTGCATTGGGTGAACTTATGCTGATGGCCAAGTATAAAGCTGAGATCAATGAGCTTGTAACTTCTATGTTTGGTAATCAAAATATATTTACAAGTGAATGGTATTGGTCTAGCACCGAATATGACGCTTCCAGCAGTTGGGGCGTGAACTTCTTCAACGGCATCGTCGGCACGAACGGCCGCCAGAGCGCGGGCCGGGTTCGTCCCCTCGCCGCAATAAACTCTTTATCTCTTTAATTCTTTATCTCTTAGGGAGTTAGCTGAATAAAAGCCCCGACAGGGGCTTTTTGTCTTTACTTTTTTGTGCTAAAATTATGTTAATTGCTTTACAGTTATTAACTTTGCGCCCTCTAATATATACATTAAAATATTAAAAAATTAACATGGCACTTACACAAGACCTTCCTATATCAAATTCGATGTATAAGCTTCTGAACCTTATCATTGATGCCCGGCAACAATTCCCCAAGGCGTTCCGGTATGAATTTGGTACGGAGTTGATGATGCTCGCCGTTCATTGTTGCGAATATATCCGCTATGCAAATACCGATATGAACCTTGAGCACCGTGCAGACTATCTGATGAAGTTTTTGTGTGAGTTCGATGCATTGAAATTACTGCTAAGAGTGTGTGAAGAACGACATTTGACCAGCCTTACTCAAACTGCCGAAATCTGTCTGCTGGCAGAGAGCATTGGCAAACAAAGTACCGGCTGGTACAAAAAAACGGTTGCTGATCTCCAACGGCAAAAAGCTAACGGAGCGCAACAAGTCGCAAAGCCGGAGTCATAATCGCCAAGGGGATTATGAGTGAGCAATTAGAATTATTTATTGGGCATCCCCCCGGTGATGAGCCGGGAAAGACTAAGATAGCGGATGCAACGGCTTCCAGCAGTTGGAACGTGAACTTCAACAACGGCAACGTCAACACGAACAACCGCCAGAACGCGAACCGGGTTCGTCCCCTCGCCGCAACAGGTAATATAATCTATGACATACTTCTTAGCAGTATTTTCGAAGCATCCGAAGATTGTGCCAGGCAGAAAAGAACGAGTACGGATTGTGTTGAGTTTTATAATGATTATCAGTCTGCATTGGTGCGGCTATGGTATTCTATTATTTACGGTGAATATGTACCGGACTTTTCAAAAGTATTCATACGGACTTACCCGGTATATCGGGAGGTTTTTGCCGCCGCTTTCATTGATCGTGTTGTCCATCACTGGATCGCTCTTCGTATCGAGCCGATTTTAGAGGAACGTTTTCGGGAACAAGGGAACGTCTCGAAGAACTGCCGGAAAGGTGAGGGATGTCTGTCTGCCGTGCACTATCTGAATAACATGATAGTCGAGGTCAGTGAGCATTATACTGCCGATGCGTATATTTTCAAAGATGATCTGTTCAGTTTCTTCATGTCTATCTCAAAATCGTTGGTCTGGGAAATGCTGGACATATTCGTAAGGGACAATTATAAAGGCGATGATATTGAATGTCTGCTTTATCTTTTAGCCGTTACTATCTTTCATTGTCCACAAAATAAGTGTATCAGACGCTCTCCCGTCTCCATGTGGGACAAACTTCCCAGTAATAAAAGTCTGTTTCATAATGATCCTGACAGGGGAGTGGCTATCGGGAACCTGCCGTCGCAACTCATAGCCAACTTCCTGGCGTCTGTATATGATTATTTCGTGATGAAAATACTGGGATTCATGTATTATGTACGCTTTGTTGATGACTTTTGTATCGTGGTGAAATCTCCGGAAGAAATATTGTCCAAAGTCCATCTTCTTGATGGTTTCCTGAAAGAACAACTCCTTTTACGGTTGCATCCGAAGAAACTGTATCTTCAGCATTATAAAAAAGGAGTATTGTTTGTAGGGGCGTTCATTTTGCCGGGTAGAATTTATGTATCTAACAGGGTGGTTGGTAACACATATAACGCTGTCAGGAAATTTAATAAAATAGCTGAAAGCGGGTTTGCTGAAGCCCATGTTGAGAAGTTTGTGAGTACAATGAACTCTTATTATGGTCTGATGAAACACTTTGCAACGTACAATATCCGCCGTAAAATTGCAGCGATGTTACTTCCTGAATGGTGGGAATATGTTTATATCGAAGGACATTTTGAAAAGTTTGTATTGAAGAATAAATATAACCATAGAAAACAACTAATTAAACATATCAAAAAACATGGATCAAAAAAATATCTTACCGCGTGGGATTGCTAAGCCTATCGAGCAACAGCCGGACGGAACTTGGATTGTACGTCATCACTTCCGGGTGGTTGGTACCAGTGAGAATGGTGAAGAACTGGTAACTTTTGCCAGTTCGGAATATCCCGAGAAACCTACCTTGCAACAGATTCAAAGAAGTATTGACCGTTATCGGGTGTGTCTTACAATGTATGGAGATACGATTTCAGACGAAATAGAAAAGGTTGATCTTTCCGTGTATATGTTTACGGATTAATAGTTCAATCTGTTGGTTGTTTTAGGGGTGCTTGTCAAGCATCCCTTTTTTATTTATGGAAAAAGTGAAAATTATAATGTGTTGTTTTATAGATATTTATCATAGAATTGATTTTCAAGATTTTCCATTTTTGTAAAACTCGTTATTATACTCAATACATTTGTCTCATACAGAATATTTTATTAATAATTAAACGCTATGAGTATGGGTATAAAAGTATTGTATGATTGGATTTTGCAATCTAACCGACCGGCACATATCAAAGCCGGTATGTTCGTCTATGTTGTAATGCTTGCCTTCTGTTTCCTTCTATTAGGCATTGATTTCTGTAAATCTGCTATTGTTTCTTTAACGACAACCGCCATTGCCGCAATAGTGGTTGAGTACATTCAGAAAAAGTGCGGGTTCATCTTTGATTGGCTTGACGCATTAGCTACTGTTTTGCTTCCTGGGCTGATTACTGTGTTTTCAATATTGGTAGTAACTTTATGATTAATATTATGAGATGGTTATATGAGTTATTTAATGTAGACCAGATACGAATTATTTTCGTTTCTATGTTCAGTTCTCTTCTTGCTTATTTAACGCCGACTAAAGGTTTTCTTATAGCATTAGTTGTAATGTTTGGATTTAATATTTGGTGCGGAATGAGGGCTGATGGTGTTTCAATTATACGTTGTAAAAACTTTAAGTGGGATAAGTTTAAAAATGCCTTGGTCGAACTTCTCCTCTATCTTATAATCATTGAAGTAGTTTTCTCCTTTATGAGCTTGATAGGAGACGGTGAGAACTCATTGTTAGTTATTAAGACTATTACGTATGTATTTTCTTATGTATATCTTCAGAACGCATTTAAGAATCTGATTATTGCTTATCCTAAAAACAAAGGGTTTCGTATAATTTATCATGTAATACGTTTTGAATTTAAGCGGGCTACGCCTACGCATGTACAAGGAATTATTGATAGAATCGAAAACGAACTAGATAAAGAGGAAAGATATGAAAATATTGATTGATAACGGTCACGGTAGCAATACTCCGGGTAAGTGTTCTCCGGATGGCAGGTTAAGGGAATACTCTTATACCCGTGAAATTGCCGGGCGTGTAGTATTTGAATTGTGTAAACTAGGTATTGATGCGGAACTGGTCGTGAAAGAAGAAGTGGATGTACCATTGGCAGAACGTTGTCGGAGAGTGAACGAGTATAAGGCTTCCGAAGCAATTCTTGTCTCTATCCATTGCAATGCAGCCGGTAATGGTTCAAATTGGATGCAGGCACGTGGTTGGGAAGCATGGACCAGTGTGGGACAGACAAAAGCCGATAAGCTGGCTGACTGTCTGTATGCTACTGCTGAAGAATGTTTGTTTGGAATGAAAATACGGAAGGATATGGCAGACGGTGATCCAGATAAGGAGAGTAGTTTTTATATATTGAAGCATACGAAGTGTCCGGCTGTTTTGACGGAGAATCTGTTTCAGGATAACAAAGAAGATGTGGATTTCCTGCTGTCAGAGGAGGGGAAACGGACTATTGTTTCTCTTCATGTGAAAGGTATTTGTAAATATCTAGGCATATGAAGTCCCTTCCGTGGATATTAGTCTGTCTATTGTTTGGTGTGATCGTGTGGATGCGTTGTCATCCGCACGATCCGTCAACTGTATACATTAAGGGAGATACTGTACATGTCCGGGACACAGTAAGAGACACAATACCCAAACCGGCAAAGAAAACTCCAAAGCGTACCGATACGGTATATTTACCTATCTTGATAGATACTACGACTGACAGAACCGTAGAAGGTGACTCAATTCCGGTACTTGTACCTATTGTAAGCAAGGAATATAAAACTGATAATTACCGGGCCATAGTCAGTGGATATAAGCCTAGTCTTGATTTCATTGAGGTGTACAGAGACAAGGAAATTATTACTCTTTCACCTTTACAGAAGAAAAAACGTTGGGGATTAGGCTTACAGACAGGATATAGTTATCCGGGCGGTTGGTATGTTGGGGTGGGAATAAGCTGTAATTTGATTATGTGGTAATGAAAAAGGAAATACAATACACTAGTATTCGTAGATTACTTCTCCATTATTTTTTTACTGCTAAATTCTTTTTGGATATTTCACATATTATTTATAATTTCGTATTTACATTTTAATCTAATCTTATGATGTAACTTATATAAATTATATTGAAGGTATGAAATATATATGTTTATTTCTTTTTGCGTGTATTTCAATAATATCCAAAGCACAAACTTTAATTCTATCAGAAAATGATTCTACGGTTATGACAGAATATAATGATGGGAATCTTTGGGCATATAGAAATGCGAATGGTTTTATCGTTGGCCTTACGACTTATGAAACGAAGGATGATTATGGAAAATATTATCGGATTGATGTTTTCATCAAGAATCTGTGTGATTCGTCGGTCATATTTACGCCGGACGATGTTACTTCTCATTTGCTGACTAATAGAGGAGATAATTATCAATTAATGGTATACACAGATGAAGCTTTTCAGAAAAAGATAAGAAAGTCTCAAAATTGGGCTATGGCCTTATATGGCTTTTCTTCTGGGCTTAGTGCAGGAAGTGCCGGATATTCTACATCTTATTCCACATCGTATTCGTCAAATGGTACCGCTTATACAACAGTGACCAACCATTATGATGCAAATGCGGCTTTTCAAGCTAATATGGCATCATCTTATCAACTACAAACATTGGGTAAAATGATGGATAATGATAGGGAAATAAAAAGGCAAGGATATCTAAAGAAAACAACAGTACATCCCAATGAGGGTATAATAGGATATATGAACATTAAAAGAAAAAAGGGAAAGATTCTAACTATAAATATACCTATCAATGGTTATGTTTATTCTTTTGATTGGGATGTAAGTAAATAATTGGATTGAAGGTAAATGAAAGGCAGCTTATTAGGCTGCCTTTTTTGTAATCCTTCCTATCAACAACACACGAATCAACAAACTCTCAAGAAGGGTTACATAAGATAGTACTAATATATAAGTGAAAAGTTCGATCGTGGATATAAAAAAAGTGAGGGGAACCACCCCCTCACCAAAGTCAAACCAAAATAATCCGAATTATGTCCGTATTATCTTGATGTTGCAAAGATACAACTATTTTTCGATTAGACAATAAAAATCCCTGCATCGGCTCAAATGCAGGGATGGTGTCAAATAAGAGCTTAACTGATTTTTAATGATGTCTGATGAATCATTTCGCTAACATCGTTCAAAGCGTTCAGGAACGTTTTGAGCTCATTGTCAGTAAAGCGAGCCTTTTTCCCGTTGACTATATTTCCGTTAATACGCTGATATAGCCAGTTTCTACTTTTACCAAAATATTTCTTTGCAATATAACTGAATGAGATTGCTTCGGGCAATTCTCCAAGTTTATCACGTAATATGGCTTCTTCCGCTCTTTCTATATAATCATTGCAGGCATTTACCGTTGCTTTTAGCCCAGCTTCAGATGCTTTTTTGTAGGCTTCCTTTTGGGCTTCCGGTAGTTTATTATATTTATCCTGCATTTCCTTTTTGAAAGCTTCTTTTTCTTCTGTGGTTTTTAGTTCTTTGAATCTTTCAAAGTCAGCCTGCATCTCTTTTGTCGGCAGGCAATCATTCCAATCTATCAT